AATTTGAAAAAAATCCGACTGCGATGGTGGAAAAAATTACCCCCCTAGCTTTTTAATTTTGATTTTCTTTTGGCGGGTTGTTGCGTGTGACGGGGGGGAGTCTAAATACTACACATATCTTACAAAAATTTTTGTATCTTTACAGAAAATAAAATGTCATGGGAAAACCTTACAAACAAATGAGTAGAGACAACAAGGTCTCAAACAACGTTGAAGGACTATATATGAAAAATGGTCGTGAGATGAATGCAAGACCTGACGGAGTTTCAGGAATTGCTCAAGCTGCAATGTATAGACAGCAAATGAAAAAGCAATATAAAATAGATTGTATAGCTGACGGAATTGAAAGAGCTAAGATGAGAATGGATGGTGACAGAAACATTTATGAGTTCTAAAGTATAGTGATTGATTAGTATGTGTGTTGATGAAGAGAGGGGATTTTAATTAATCCTCTTTTTTTATGTTATATAATAACAATACTGTGTTGATTTAATGTTGATTATTAAATTGATAAATAATTATAAATCAATAAGTTATAAAAATAAATGTTGAAATGTTAATTTGAAAAGTGAACTGCAGTAATAATTTATTATATGCGTTCAGTAATAATAGAGAGAGAGAGTAAAGGTAAACAAAAAACAACATAACAACACAAGTCTTAAATCTTTTTTTTATCTTTGCTAAAATTTAATATACTTTACTATGAATCAAATTAAAATGCCATCAGGCTTTAATCCCAAAGAATTATCCTTTGGCGAAAACGGAAGAGGAAAACTTATCTCCGGAATTACACAAATCGCAAATGCAGTTAAAAGTACATTAGGTCCGAGAGGGAATACAGTTCTTATCGAATCACAATATGTAACAGGCGGGTTAACCGTAACTAAAGACGGAGTAACTGTAGCTAAGGCTGTAGATTTATTAGACCCGGTTGAGAACCTTGCGGTTCGTATGATGAAGCAGGCAGCTGACAATACTGCAACCTCTGCGGGTGATGGTACTACAACAGCAATTGTTCTTACTGAAGCATTAGTAAAGCAGGGTGATGCTTTGATGGATGATACCACAAACAGAGCTGAGGTATTAAGAGAGATAGTAAAAGAAACTGAGAATGTAATAGGTCAGTTAAAAAAATCTTCAAAGCGAATTACTAACAAGCGTTTAATGGACGTAGCTATTATTTCTGCTAACAACGATAAGGCTATAGGAAAAGTTATTGCTGATACTTATAAGAAGGTAGGTAAAAACGGAATAGTTACTGTAGAGAAATCGGAATCTAGTGAAACTTATAGCGAGACCACAAACGGAATCAAAATTGAGAGAGGGTGGACATCGCCATTGTTTATTAATAATCAAAAGAAAGACGAGTGTATATTAGAAAACGTACATGTATTAGTAAGTGATGCTGAGATATCAAATGTATTAGCAATAGAAAATATACTAAAACCAATTATTAACGAGCAAAAGAAATTATTAATCATCGCACCTATGTCTGTTAATGTTGTAAATACTTTAGCAGCTAACGTAGTCAAGAATGGTTTACAAGTATGTGTTATAGGTCCTCCGCAGTTTGGATACAAACAACATGAACTTATGCAAGACATTGCAGTATCGGTTGGTGCAAAATACTTTTCTGAAAAAACAGGTGACGACTTATCATTAATTTCGTTTGCCGACTTAGGTCATGCAGACAAATGTATAATCGGTAAAGAGTCTAGTATATTGATTAAATCAACTGAGTCTGTTGCTAATGTTGAAGACAGGGTTACGCAACTATGGCAAGCACATGAAATTGCTACAAACAAAAATGATAAAGATTTTATACTATCTCGTATAGCTTCATTAAGCGGTGGTATTGGTGTTATATATGTAGGAGGTCAAACAGACATAGAACAAAAAGAACTCTATGACAGAGTAGATGACGCAGTCTGTGCAGTACGTTCAGCACTATTAGAAGGAATATTACCGGGTGGTGGAGTAGCATTGTATGATATAGCTATTAAACATAAAAGCGAAATTGATAAAAAATCAAAAAAAATTGCTGACGCAATTTTGTATAGTGCATTATCCGCACCATTAGCTCAAATTTTAGAGAATGCCGGCAGCACTATAGAAGAACATTATTCAGCAAACAAAACTGACGGTTGCGGTTATGATGTAAAGAACGAAGTAAAAGGCAATATGATTGATATGGGAATCATTGACCCAATGAAAGTAACTAAGAATGCTTTACAGAATGCAGTTTCTGTAGCAGTAACTATATTATCTACTAACGCTATTATAACAATGGCAAGAACATACGAATCAAATGATAGCAATTAATAAATACATTATAGTAGAAAATATTAAAGAAGAACTAAAGACAGAGTCAGGACTGTTATTATCCGAACATGACGCTGACCAATTTAGATATAGAAAAGCTAAAGTTATAACTCCCGGCACAGAAGTAAAGTCAATTAATAGTAATGATATTATATACTATGATAAGCGTGCAGGATATCAAATGGTGCTTGAAGGAACAGCTTGTACTATTATTCGGGAGCAAGACGTTGTTGTTGTTGTATAACTTTGTTCATCTCTTTTATTTGATTACGATAAACTTTGTCAGTATAAGATACATTGCTTTTAAACATAGGATTAGAAGTAGGAGATTCAGGAATAGAACCGCCTTCTAGTTTTTCATAAATAGAATGTATCATTCTGTTTGCTTTAAAACTTAAACTGTAGAGCGTTTTATTTTTACCTACTCTTTTACGAAATACTTCTATCCAACCTCGTTTGAGTAGTTGGTCAAAACGATTTACATTCCAACTTAATAATTCGTCAAACTCCTTAAACTTATCTTTACCAAAATATTTTTCTGAATATAAAAATAATAACATGTCTAACTCTCCTGTTGATATTTTATATTTTGATTTTACAAAATAACGAACAACTCTCCAATATTTTAAATAATCTTTTTGCATTTAATTAAATTTGTATCTTTGTCAAAAGTAATAAAATTATGAAGAAAACCGTAAACATAAAACCGGCAGACGAAAACAATGACAATAACGACAACAACTTCTCAAAGCTTATTGCAGATTATTTAAAATCACAACAAGATGCAAAAGATAATGCAAAAGATGATGCTTCTGTTAATGATAAACCAAACAAACCAATTAATTTGTCTGCATTTACTCAAAACAAACAAACACGACAAAGAGTTACAGGTCTTAGAAGCATAGGGGATACTAGGTCTAGAGTAAAAGGCTCTATAAGAAATAGAAGTAGAAATACTAAAAAAGCATAATGAAAGAATATAAAATAGTTAAAATGAAACATCTAGCTGTATTGCTAATATTAAATACAATGATGATGATGTTAATAGAATATTGTGCTTAAAATTAATTTTTTTTTTATTATTAATTTTACCAAATAATGGCGAGAAGAGCAAATGTAGTTACGTTTTCAAAACGAAAAAGAAAATCACATCCTCACAGCAAAAATGCTAGTGTAGGACAAACAGGATATAAAAAACCATATAAAGGACAAGGAAGAAATGGCTAGAAAAAAGAAAATGAAAAACCCATGTTGGAAAGGATTTGTTGCATACGGAATGAAAAAAGGTAAAGGCGGAAAGCCTGTTCCTAACTGTGTTCCTAAAAAGAAAAAGTAATGGCAAAAAAATTTAAAGCCCATAACATGTACAGTAAAACAGGTTTAGTAAAAAAAGCTACAACCATGAAGCAACATTTAGCGTTAAAGAAAAAAGGATATACGCATAAAAAGAAGTAATGGCAATAAGAAAGACTACGAAGGGTAAAGGTGCAAATTATAGACCTACAAAAAAAGGAGCAGGAATGACGAAGAAAGGAGTTGCCGCTTATCGTAAAGCAAATCCCGGTTCTAAATTAAAAACAGCTGTTACCGGTAAAGTTAAACCGGGTAGTAAAGCTTCTAAAAGAAGAAAGTCATATTGTGCTCGTAGCTTAGGTCAATTGAAAAGAAGTAGTGCGGCAACACGAAACGACCCTAATTCAAGAATTAGGCAGGCAAGACGCAGATGGAAGTGTTAAAACGATATAGAAAAATAATAGTATCTTTGTAAAATAAATTATTGCAATGAGTGCATTTAAAAAAATGGTAAAAAAGTTGATGGCTCAAGGAAAGTCTGAGCAAGCAGCGAAAAAAATTGCTTATTCTATTGGCGTAAACAAATACGGTAAGAAAGGAATGGCAAGAAAAGCTCAAGCAGGAATGAGACGCAGAAATGCTTAATTAATAATAAAAAAAAAGAAAACATGGCACAAGGTTATAACGCTAGACTAAATGAGTCCTTAGGTATGAAACACAAAGGTCCTCACAAACAAAGTATGAAAAGTAGAAGAGATGAATCTAAAGCAATGTCTAAAAAAAGATATGGACATGCATATGGTGGAGACCATTCTATGAAGTACGAAAAACATTTAGGTTCTAATTCAAAACACTTTAGAAAATAATGGGAAAAGCTTTAGTTTGGTTAGGAAATAAAATTAGCACATTATGGTGTAATTTTCAATGTTTTTGGAATTGGTTAGTACAAAAGCTTCTTTTTAACGTAGAAAGCTGTCCAAATAAATTATGTACATGTAATGACAAAAAGTAAAGGAGTAGGAGATACTATAGAAAAAATAACTAAAGCAACCGGAATTAAACACCTTGTAGGTGCTACAGCAAAAGCTGTAGGAATAAAAGATTGTGGTTGTAATAGCAGAAAAGATTCTTTAAATCGAATGTTTCCTTATAAAAAAAACTAATATAAACAAAACCCTTAAAATAAAAAAAAATGGCAACAATACCAAATAGTCAAAAATTCCATACCCTAGCAGGTACGGTTGAAACAGAGAACAGAGGTTCTGCTGCATTAAATGCACAAAGAACAATTTATACAATGCAAGACATCCTAGATACTGTAACAGTAGGCGGGGGTGTTGATGGTTCAGGAACTGCAGGCAAAATATCTAAATGGATAGATGCTAATACAGTTGGTGATTCTATCATGGCAGAAACAACAGGTTTAATTACTGTAACAGGTGGATTAACAGCAACAGGAGACGTAAACTCTGCAAATGTTACTGCATCTGCAGCTGTAGCAGCTGTAAGTTTAGAAGCTAGTGGAAACGTAACAGGAGTTAATATGACTGCTTCAGGAAACATGGCTGCAGTTGATATGGCAGCATCAGGAAATATGACTGCTGTAAATGTAACAGGTTCAGGAGTAGTAGCAGGAAATTCTTTAACTTCAGCATCTACATTAAGTGTATCAGGAGCAGTAACAGGTGTTACTAATCTTACAATGAACGGAATTTTATCTAGTGCATCTTCAGTTGTATCAGAAGCGTTTTCTGTAGCAGCAATGCAAACAGCACCTGCATCAGCAACAGCAGCAGGTACAGCAGGAGCTATAGTATTTGCATCAGATGCAATTTATGTTTGTGTAGCTGCAAACACTTGGAAAAAAGCAGATTTATCAACTTTCTAAATATATAAAATATGCCTAAAGTAGGAAACAAAACATATTCTTATACTGCAAAGGGTAAGAAGGCTGCTAAGAAAGCTGCTAAAAAAAGAGGTTTGAAAGTCAAATCTAGGGGATATTAATTAATAAATAAAATAAAATGTCTTATTTAAAAAACATGATTAATGGAATGACAGCGTTAGAGGTAATACCTCATGACTCGCTGTATATCCCAAATCCTGCTCATCTTATTGTAGCTGATACTCAAGATTTTCAATCTAATGATAGGTTAGTAGATACAAGTATCGCTGTTACAATATGGACAGGAACTACAGATGGAGCTTCAGTAGCAGATGAACTTAATGATGATTCTGAAAATTTTATTTTAAACTCAACTCAAGCTCAAGCAGGTGCAATAGTAGGAGCAGGAAAGTTTGTAAAAAAAGGTAATGTTGTATTAAACACTACTGATAGTACAGAGCATATAGTTTCAGCTGTTAAAGATTCTAACGCATCATTTTCTAGTAAACTTTTACTTGATTCAGGAGTTCCAACAGGAAAAGCTTATACAGTACAAGGCGAAGGCTTTGTGTCAAGATATGGCGTTAAAGAGGGAGACATTGTTATTAACAGAGGAACGCCATCAATGGCTCAAGTTGTTAGTGTAAAAGATGATAGGACTATACTTTTAAGTGCTAATATTTTTGGAACAACAGGTGAGAAATATGAATTATACTCAGCTAATCCTCCACAAGGTGCAGGTGCAGACCCATCACAAGCTCAAGGGTGCTTAGTGTATGTGGGAACAACTACACCAATAAAACAGGATGTTGACCAATCAGCGGCAGGAACAGATGACCCAAGATATGTTAATATAAAAGTAAAAACTGTTGGAGGTCAAGATGTTGTATTTAATAATTTCCCTGTGGGAGAAGTATTACCTGTTCAAGTGGTTCAGGTTTATGCATCGCCTGCAATAGCAAACGCAAGAATTATAGCTCTTTGGTAATAAATAAATAAAATAAAATTATGTACACACAATCAAATACTTGGTCAGAAGATATAACGTTTACTTACGTTTATAAAAGCATGTAAAGAATGGCAACTAAGATTGGTGAAGAAACTAACATAACATTAGACTTGAAGACAATAGCAATGATTATTGGCTTCACCATCTCTTTAGCCACTATGTGGTTTTCACTAAAAGCTGATATTGCATATGCTGCAACACAACCTGAACCTGAAATTACTAAAATAGAATTCTCTTATAAAGACCAAATAATTAGGGCAACAATTGAAGGAGTGCAGTCCGATATGTCTACTATTAAAGAAGATGTTGGTGAAATAAAAGCTCAATTAGATAAAATGGATGCTCGTTTATATCAACTAACAAAGGAAAGATGAGACTATGGATAGTATTATTGATTTTATTTACATCTACCCTACATGCACAATATAAAGATGGAATTGTAGTAATACAATATACAGCTGACTTTGTAAAAGCTGCTGAAGTAAATCTTGATAAGCTTGAAGGAGCTGACCAAATTCGTCTTTATCTTACAGACCATCCCAAATTATTTAAAAAAAATAATATAGTTTACTTACCAACAGTTATCTTGTATCATAATAGAAAAACTATTATACGAGTTGAAAGTGATATTACATTGCAATTACCGGAAAACACATTAGACACAATACAATATCATATAAATAAAATAATAAAAAGTAAATTTTAAATTATGAATAGAAAACAAAAAACAGAAGAGTTTGCAGTCAATGCTATTATGTATTTAGTAATAATAATTTTATTATCAGTATTTACATTTAATCTACAAGCACAGGTTGTGACACAAGATGATTTAGTAATTCAAAATAAAGAATCTGTATTTAAAAAAGTATATGATGATTTTTTAAAATACGGAACTTTTTATGTTGCAGGTAATATAAATAATCCTTATCAAAAACAAAGTATAGATTACGTTGTAAGAACAAATCCTAGTGGCAGTTTGTATGATGTACCTGTAGTAGAAAATGCAACTAATTACGACCCTTTTGATTATCGTTATGGATTTGGAATTAGACGTATTGCTCGCTTTGATTATGAAAATAAAGAAAAAGCATATTATGATGGTACGGAAAAAAATGTAGCATTATCTGCTCCTACAGCAGCTTTTAATGGATTTGAATACATGTTTCATTGGGAAAAAGAAAGAGAGAGAGGTGAGGTATTTACAAACCATCGTTACTTTCTTAGGCATACGGGTAAGTATCACATTGCTAAAATAGAGTCAAGAGAAGAGGGTAATGTAGGATTTAAATATAGTTCAGCTGAAATTAGAGCTCGATTACCTATTGGAAAAAAGTTTAGTATATCAGCCGGAGTTATAGCAAGAACTCATGACCAAGCCTTTGGATATAATCCTGTAGAAATATGGTTAAACGAAACTGATGCAGATGGATTTGCATTAAACGCTTGGTATACTTTAGGTTTTGAATATGGTTATGATGATATTTATTATACTCAAACAGACCAATTAGGTAATGAAATTTCAGATTGGTATTGGATAGACGAAGAGGGAACAATAGTAGCTCATACAGATTTAGAATTTCGTGAGACAGTTTTTGCTGATTTAATGAATCGATATAATAGAGAACAATGGGATATGTTAGATGCTTTTGCAGAGTATGCTCCAATTGTCGGAGCTGATTTTTATACTTATAATGAAAAAATGTGGGTACATGCATATGCAAATTATATACTTCCGTATCATTCATATTTTAAAGGTGACGAAGCTTTTAGTTATTTAAATAGAAATAATTGGGGGTTAGGTGGATTAAAGATAGACTCAGAATTAGAGCAATGGGAAGACTATCAATTTGGATTAATTATGGGGTGGAAACTTACTTCTAAATTAGGTATATTTGTAGAAGGTGAATATACTAAATTTTGGGATACAGAAATTTTTAACTCAACAGTAGGATTAAATTTTGAATTATGAGAATAAGCAAACATATAACATATGCAGAAGCAATACATTCTAACACAGCAAAAAGAAAAAGAATAGATAATACTCCAAACCCAACACAAGTTGACACTATGAAGTTAACCGCTGAAAAAATATTTGAACCTTTAAGAGAATGGGTTGGAGGACCTATAAAAGTGAATTCATTTTTTAGGTCAGTTGCTTTAAATGAAAAAATTGGCGGAGTAGCTTCCTCACAGCATTGTAAAGGTCAAGCAATTGACCTTGATGATGTTTATGGCTATAAAAGTAATGCAGAAATGTATTTGTTTATAAAAGAGAATTGTGATTTTGACCAATTAATTTGGGAGTTTGGTACAGACATGAACCCTAATTGGATTCATGTTTCTTATGTATCAAAAGAAGAAAATAGAGGTAGATGTTTAAAAGCCTATAAAGAAGATGGTAGAACTAAATATAAAGTAATATGATAGAAATACTAACAAAATTATTCGGAGGTGGTGCAAAAAACATTGCGGGTTCGCTTACAGGTATAGCGGATAAATTTATAAGAACGAAAGAAGAGAAAGCTGAATTTGAAAAACAAATGACAGAAATCTTTATTAATGCAGAAGCTGAACAACAAAAAAACGTTACAGAACGTTGGAAAGCTGATATGGCAAGCGACAATAAACTTTCAAAATCAGTTCGTCCTGTAACATTAATATTTTTATTTGTATCTACTGTGGTGCTTATTTTTATTGATTCAGGATTTATTAACTTTGCAGTTGACGATGAATGGAAAGAACTTTTAAAAATGCTGCTTATAACAATTACCGCAGCATACTTCGGAGGAAGGTCTTACGAAAAAGGTAATAAAATAAAACAAAATGGCAAAAATTAGTACATATCCCTTATCAACCCCTGTAGTAGGGTCTGATAAATGGATTGGAACAGATGCACAGGCAGCAACAAAAAACTTTTCTGCTAGTGCTGTTTCAGTTTTTATCAATGAATACAATAAGATTGAGAGTCAATCTTTGAGATATAAATATAAAGACATGGAAGCGGGTGATGTAAGATTAGCCGGTACTATAACTTTTGATGACTTAAACACAGGAACTGTTCCTTTTAGTAGTTTAACACAATTTAAATTGAGTAAACAACAAATTAATAATGCAGTAGATGTTAGTACATATTATACTAATCCTTTATTACAGTCAACGGTATTAATATCTAAATGTTCTGACCCTTCTACATTCGGATTATTTGAATGGGATGCGGCAGTTCAAGATGGTACAGAAACTAATTTTTGGAACATAGATGTTACTTATGCTACAGGTTATGGGAGTCTCGAAGATAGTAAAGATTATTTCATATCTTTGCTAACATATAAAGGTGACCCTGCGACAACGTATATTCATCCACAAAATGTAGCTTCAGCTACATGGACGATAACACACAACTTAAATTCGTATCCATCGGTTACTGTTACTGACTCAGCTAACACACCGTATGCGGTAGGATTTGGTTCAGTAACATATAATAGTGCAAATCAGTTAACCATAGTGTTTTCAGCTGCGTTTGCGGGAAAAGCATTTTTAAATTAATAAATAAAAAAATATGGCAATTAGATTTTTAAACAACCTAGATTTAGGCACTAACGAGATACAAAACGTAAAAGCTCAAAACCTAGCATCTGACCCTGCGGGATATGCAGGTCAGTTTATATTCAACACTACATCTAACACATTTAAATACTATAATGGTTCAGGTTGGGTTAGTTTAGATGGTACAGGAGACATTTCAGCTGTTGTTGCAGGTGCGGGTCTATCCGGTGGTGGTACATCAGGAAGTGTTACTTTAGCTGCTGATTATGCAGGAACAGATAATATTATCTTAGCTGCAGGAGACGGAACAGGTGTTACTGTAGCAACCGGTGATAGATTAATGCTTTCAGACGCAACAGATAATGCGGTTAAATATATTAATGTAAGTCAACTTCCTTCTTCAGGAGGTACTGTTACAAGTGTAGCATTAACAGAATCAGGTAATGCATTGACTATTACAGGTAGTCCAATTACTTCTTCAGGAACACTTAATATAGCAGGAGCAGGAACTTCAAGTCAAGTTGTATTAGGAGATTTAACATTAGGTGATTATTTTACAGGTACTGTTACAAGTATTGCGGTTACAGGCGGAACAGGAATTGGAGTTTCAGGTTCACCTATAACATCTTCAGGAACTATAGCATTATCAAACACAGGTGTAACTTCTATTGTTGCCGGTACTAATGTTACTATAAGTGGTGCAACAGGTGAAGTAACAATTAATGCGTCTACACAAGGTGATATTACAGGTGTAACTGCAGGTACAGGATTGTCCGGTGGTGGTACTACAGGTTCTGTTACTTTAAATGTTGACTATATTGGAGCTGATAATATTATTGAAGCAGCACCTGACAAATCAGGAATTACTGTTGCGACAAGTGACAAGATTTTATTATCGGATGCTACTGATAATAATGCAGGTTATATAACCGTATCACAATTACAAACTTCTATTGGTGGTGGTACAGTTACAAGTGTAGCTGCTTCAGGAGCTAATGGAATTACCGTTTCCGGTTCTCCAATAACAAGTTCAGGAACACTAGCATTTGGAATTTCTGCAGGAGGTATACAGAATGACAGACTAGCTAACAGTACAATAAGTGGTGTTTCTTTAGGAAGCAACTTGGCAAGTCATACTGTTAGTAGTGGACTTTCAGGAAGTTCATACAATGGTTCTACAGCTGTAGAATGGTCTGTAAATTATGCCGGAACAAGTAACGTTATTTTAAGCGGAACTAATGATGCAGGTAGTGCAATAGGTACATCTGATAAAATTCTAGTAAGTAATTCATCTAGTAATGCTGTAGAGTATCATAATGTATCTGACTTACCTTTTGATAATTCAGGTGGTACGGTAACTTCTATAGCAACTCCGACAGACGGTGGTTTAACAGGAGGTACAATAACTACTTCAGGAAGTTTAAGACTTAAAAACTATGCTTCATTAAGTGCGAACAAGGTATTGAAATGGGATAATAGTAACAATCAGTTAACTGACTCCCTAATGACAGATGATGGTTCAACAGTAACTATCGCAGGTAACTTAACAGTTAATGGAACAACCACAACAATAAATTCTACTGTAGTATCTATAGCAGATAATATGATGGAATACGCTAACGGTAACGATGTTGCCGGTGGTGGTGCTAATTCACTAGACATTGGTTGGTTTGGTAATTATGTAATATCTAGTACAGATTACTATCCTGCTATGTTCTATGATGCATCAGCATCTACAAGTGCAACAGCTCCTAAATTTAGATTAGGTAATGCTACATCTAAACCGGGTAATACAGCAACTATAGCAAATGTAGGAACATTAATAGCAAACGTTGAGGGTACAATTACCGGTAACGCATCAACAGCAACTAAACTTGCTACTGCAAGAACAATAGCTCTTACAGGAGACGGTGCATGGTCAGTATCTTTTGATGGTTCGGCTAACGTAACTTCAGCTTTAACACTTTCTACTGTAAACAGTAATGTTGGTAGTTTTGGAAGTGCATCAAGTACTTTAAGTGCGACAGTAAATGCTAAAGGTTTAGTTACTGCAATGTCAGCATCTGCAATAAGTATTACAGCATCACAAGTATCTGATTTCTGTACAGCTGTTGAATCATGTATTGGTTCAAGCCATACGTATGCACAGAATATTGGAAATGGTTCTGCTACATCTTATACAGTATCTCACAACTTTGGAACAAGAGATGTGATAGTACAAGTATACGATACAGCATCGCCTTATGATACATTATATTTAGAAGTTCAAAGAACGAGTACGAATGCCTTAACATTATTAAGTACATCAGCAATTTCGTCTAACGGAGCAAGATGTTTAGTGACTAAGGTGGCATAAATAATTTAATTTAACACCTTATGGCTATAAGATTTTTAAGGGGTCAATCTATAACAGGTACATTATCTGTTAGTAGTACTACGACTCTTGCAGCGGCAACGGTTTCAGCTCCATCAACAGGTGATGATTCTACAAGAATCCCTTCTACTGCGTGGGTAAAAGACCAAAATTACATAACGTCAGCTAGTTTACCTACTGTTAATAATAGTACAATAACTTTTACTGCAGGAACGGGTCTTACCGGTGGTGGTACAATAACCTTAAATCAGTCTTCTAATGAAACGGTTACCTTTAATAACTCCATAACTAATAACAATCAGTTAACCAATGGAGCAGGGTATACCACAAACACAGGTACAGTTACAAGTGTAGGAATATCTCATGGAGGAAATGCGTTTAATGTAGGCTCAGCAGTAACTACGTCAGGTACTCTTGCTATTACAATGGCAGGAACTTCTTCACAGTACGTTAATGGAGCAGGTAATCTTACTACTTTTCCATCAATACCACAAGGTGATATTACTGCTGTTGTAGCAGGCACAGGTATGTCAGGTGGCGGAACTTCAGGGTCAGTAACTTTAAATTGTACAATTACTAATAACAATCAGTTAACCAATGGAGCAGGGTACATGACCGGTTTTGGTGTAGCAGCAGTTATTGGTGGTTCTTCATTTACTATTAGTAATGGAGAGACATTAAGTTTAGTTGGTGGTACAAATATCACAGCTACATTTAATTCTTCTAATGAAAGTATTACGTTTAATAATGATATAACAAATAATAATCAATTAACTAACGGAGCAGGATATATAACGTCAGGTAGTTTGCCTACTGTTAATAACGCAACAATTACTCTTACAGCCGGTACAGGATTAACAGGTGGTGGAACGATTACGCTGAATCAATCTTCTAATGAAACAGTTACATTTAACAACTCCATAACCAATAATAATCAGTTAACTAACGGTGCAGGATACACTACAAATACAGGTACAACAACAGCTTCTAACACACAAACTTTCACTAATAAATCAGGTAATATTAGTCAATGGACTAATGATGCGGGTTACACTACAAATGTAGGTGATATTACAGGTGTTACAGCAGGAAGCGGTTTGTCAGGGGGAGGAACTTCCGGTACTGTAACTTTAACTAACTCAGACAAAGGTTCATCTCAAAACATATTTAAAAACATTGCAGTAAGTGGACAATCAACAGTTGTCGCTGATAATAACAACGACACATTAACTTTGGTTGCTTCAGGTGGAATGACTATTACTACAAACGCTAGTACAGATACTATTACATTTAATCCTAATGATGATAATGATAATTATTATGTAACAAGTGGTTCATATAGTAATGGTACTTTAACATTAAACAGACAAGGTTTAAGTGCTGTCTCAGTAACAGGATTTCCAACAGATAATGACGAATTATCTAATGGTGCAGGATATATAACTTCAGCATCTTTACCTACGGTGAACAACTCTACAATTACCTTTAGTGCAGGAACAGGATTAACAGGCGGAGGTACAATAACCTTAAATCAATCCTCAAATGAAACAGTTACATTTAATGCGAGTAATAATGGTACTGTAACAAGTGTAAACTTTAAAACAGATGGTACAGCTTTAAATGTAGCTTCTAATAGTATAACTACTTCAGGAACTATGACAGGTGTGTGGCAAGGTAGTTCTTCGGAGTACGTTAATGGTGAAGGTGATTTAGTATCATTCCCAAGTATACCACAAGGTGATATAACAGCAGTTGTGGCAGGAACAGGAATGAGTGGAGGTGGTACTTCGGGTAGTGTTACATTGAATTGTACAATAACTAATAATAATCAGTTAACCAATGGAGCAGGATATATAACAGCTTCGTCAACTGACACACTTACAAATAAAAGTGGTAATATTAGTCAATGGACTAATGATTCAGGATATTTAACATCTGCAGGCTCTATGTCTTCATGGATTCTCAAAGAGGGTAATGGTACAGAAACAAGTACAGTAACTAATGGAGAAACTGTAACTTTTGCACAAGGAGCAGGTATACAAACAGAGCTTACATCTACATCAAGTGGTGGTACTCTAACTATTTCCAACACAATAACAAACAACAATCAGTTAACTAACGGAGCAGGATATACTACCAATACAGGAACTACTACTGCTTCAAATACTCAGACATTTACCAATAAAAGCGGTAATATATCCCAATGGACTAATAACAGCGGATATATAACTTCAGCATCCCTACCTACTGTTAATAACGCAACAATTACTCTTACAGCAGGAACAGGTCTTACCGGTGGTGGTACAATAACTTTAAATCAGTCTTCTAATGAGACCGTTACATTCAATGCTACAAATAATGGTACAGTAACGTCTTCTAGTGGAGCTGATAATAGAGTGGCTGTATTTACAAGTGCTACTAATATTGAGGGTGACTCAGGATTCTTATATAGTGGTGGTCAAATTACTGCAAGTAGTATTGGTGTTGATGATGTATTTTTAACAGCAACAGCAGCATCATCAGCGGGTTCTGCCTTTTGTGTTATTGAAGCAACACAGATAGTAACTAGAACCGCTGCTCAAGTGCGTTCTGATATTGGTGCGGCATCTTCATCTTCTATCAATAATCCTACAATAACTTTTACTGCAGGAACAGGGTTAACAGGTGGTGGTGCAATAACTCTTAATCAATCCTCAAACGAGACAGTTACGTTTAATAATAGTATTACTAATAACAATCAATTAACTAACGGAGCAGGATACACTACAAATACAGGAACTGTAACAGGAAGCGGCTCATCAGGTAGAGTAGCTTATTGGAACTCATCTTCAGGAATTACTTCAGATTCTGATTTAACTTTCAATGGTTCAAGTTTGACAGTTGGAGGAACTGTAACTTCTACACAAGGAGATTTTCAATCTAATGGTGAAGTAGTTATGAGTAGTTCTTCAAATTCAAGTGTATTGCTACTAGGTGATGCTTTTGAGACAGACGGAATATCTCAAATTCAATTTAAAGCAGCGGGAAGTATGCAGATGGAAGTAGATGATGGTTCAATAAATGCATCATCTAATGTTGACCTTACAATGCAAGGCGGAGATATAAGGCTAACGGGAGACACTAATATTAATTTAGACGCATCACTTACTACAAATCAAACTTCAGGTATTGTACTACCTTTTGGTTCAGGTTCTGTTACAGGTGGTAAATTTTATTATTTTTCAGGTTCGTCTTGGAGTCAAACAGATGCTGATAGTGAAAATAGCAGTAAAGGATTATTAGCATATGCAAAAACTTCAGGAACTGCTTCTTCAAATAGAATGCTTTTACAAGGAATAATTTATAAAGCAAGTCATGGATTTGTTTTAGGAACTCCTTTATATTTATCAACTAATCAAGGAGATTTACAAGCAACAGCTCCTTCAGGTACAAATGATGTTGCAAGAGTTGTCGGATATGCAATAGATACTAATCATATTTATTTCAATCCTGATAATACTTGGGTTAAAATAGCATAATATGGCAACAGTAAACGCTTCAAAATATGGGTACATGGAAAATGCATCTACTGAAAGTTTTGCAGAAGTTAGAAATGGTTCAACGGGATATGGTATTTCAAATCAGCCTACCTCTTCAAATGTTATAGCAGTAAGAAGAAACTATGTTACCGGAGGTAAAGGGAGTGAGTGGACGTTAAAAAGGTCATGGTGGGCATTTGATGTAAGTTCATATGCATCTGATACTATTACAGATTTGAGATTATATTACGACCCAACTACATTTACATCATCTAATTTTCCTATCGCAGTAGTTAAGTCAACAGCTCAAGGAAATGCAAACTCTAATTTAGTAGCAGGTGATTGGGATAGTGTGGATTTTAATACAGTATATGCCGGTGGTGCAACTACATATTGGGCAGATACAAATAATTTAAGTTATTGGTCGTTAAATGCAAATGCTGTTTCGGCTTTTACATCTAATTATGTTAAAGTTTGTGTTATGTGGTATCAAGATTATGCCAATATACAACCAACTCTTACAGGAATTCAAAATGGTTATCAAAATTTTAGTACTATACCCTATTTAAGTTTTACTGCAACATCAGCCGGATATGAAAATAATGTGGCAGGAGTATTAAATTCAAATATAAGTAGAGTTGTAGGTTTACCAAAAAGTGCTATAAGTAAAGTCTCCGGTGTTTAATTTAAAAAGTAGTATATTTGTAGAATAAAAATAATGTTAAACAATTAAAATTTAATCAAATGGCAAAACAATTAGAAGAACAAGAATTAAAATCAATTCAAGACGCACAAATTAGCTTTAATAAAAGCAAAATGCAATTAGCTGATAATGCTTTACAGCATCAAGCTATTATAAAAGAAATTGATAAAATTAAATCTGATTTCGCAGTATTAGAACAAGATTTAATAACTAAGTACGGACAAGACAGCAGTATCAACATGGAGACCGGTGAGGTTAAAAGTGCTGAGGAAATAAAAGCTGATGAAGAAGAAAAAGAAAATAAACCTCTAGAAAAAGTAGAATAATGGCAAAAATTAGCGACACTACGAGTTATCCCAATATCGCACCGGTTGGTGACGATTATTTAATATTAACAGACAAGGATTCTGCGTTAGCAACAAAAACAGTTACTGTAGAAAATCTTGGTGTTTATTTATTTGGGAATATACCGGGTTCGTTAATTCCTGCACTTGACGATACATATGATATCGGTTCTGCTTCTAAAGAGTGGAGAGATTTATATATCGATGGTGTTGCTCGTATAGATGATTTACGAGCTGATGTAGGAGAAATAATAACACTAACTGTTCCAACAAGTTTTGTGCTTAGCGGAGCGGTTAGTGGTTCATCATTAATAACAGCTACGACTTTATTAGGAGCTTCAAACACAAACATTGCAAGCACACTTGCAATAAAAACTTATGTAGATACTGCTATAGGAACTGTAGATGATTTATCTTGTTCTTATGATACTAGTACAACATCAGTAAATATACCAACACAATCATTAAGAATATTAGGAACAGCTAATCAAATCACAACAACAGGTGATGGTGCACAAACAATGCAGCTAGCATTCCCAACTAACATAACAACACCGGGTCAATTAAATAGCACAGGTATAATAATTCCTGTTACTGATAAGAACGTAAATCTTGGTGGAACAGCTAACAGATGGCAAAATTTCTTTACCGAAAACATTGCAGATGCAGGAAACAATTTAGGTACAGCTACGCAGTTTTTAGGTAAAAATTCAGGTGGTACAGCATTAGAATGGAAAGATGTTCCTAACGAAGATTTAAATATTAGATTAACTTCTTCAAGTTCTATTACATTTACAGTTGACTTAGCAACTCAAAGTTTAGGGTTGGTAGGTACAACTAATGAAATAGAAACAGTAAATGCTACTAATCAAACAGCGGCTTTTAGATTAGCTCAAGACATTACTACAAGAGGTCAGTTAAATTCTAAAGGAATTATAATCCCTGTTACAGACCTAGATACTAATTTAGGTGGTACATCAAACAGGTGGCAAAACTTTTTTACTCAAAATATTGCAGACGCAGGAAACAATTTAGGAACAGCCGGACAGGTTCTTGCTAAGAATGCAGCTAATACAGGATTAGAGTGGATTACTAATGGAGCGTCTGACACATTAAATGTAAGCATATCATCCGGTGGAGCTACAGCAACCTCTATTGATTTACCTACACAAAAACTTTCTTTAGTAGGAACTGCTAACGCTATTGAAGTTACAAATCCTGTAGCTCAAACTATAGCCTTCAATTTACCTTTAAATATTACCACAAGAGGTCAGTTAAATTCTTTAGGACCGATAATCCCTACATCTGATGCAACTGAAAATTTAGGTAGTACTGTTAATAGATGGCAGAATTTCTTTACTCAAAATATTGCAGATTTAGGCGACAATTTAGGAACTGCAGGTCAAGTTCTTGCTAAGAATGCAGCTAATACAGGGTTAGAGTGGGTTAATGAAGCGAATGATAAAACATTAAGTATAAGTGACGGTTCAACTGCAGGAAGTGTAGATTTACCAACTCAAACTTTAACTTTTACAGGAACAGCAAATCAAATAGAAGCTGTCGTATTAAATCAAGGGGTTACTTTTGCATTCCCGACTAACATAACTACAGCGGGTCAATTAAATAGTGGAGGTGCAATAATCGCTACAGCTGATGCTACACATAATCTTGGTAGCACAGTTAACAGATGGTTAAATTTATTTACTACTCAAATAGTTGATAAAGATGATTTGACAGGTGGAGCGGCTCAAATTTTAACAAACGATGCGGCAGGAACTGCAATGACTTGGACTACGGGTGGTACTGCTACGCAAGTGTTGGCTAAAAATTCAACTAATGATGCATTGGTTTGGGTTGATAATAATGAATATAGTAGTTGGAAAATAAGTGATGACCAAACTCCTCCACACCAAACAGCTGTAAATGATTTAAGTACTGTTGTTATGGCAGGTACAACAGGTCAGATAAAAACTCTTGAGAATGCAGGAACAGTAACTTTTAGTTTCCCTACAAATATTACAACACCGGGTCAATTAAATAGTGGAGGTCCAATGTTGCCTTCAACTGATTTAACATTTAATTTAGGAGGAACAAGTAATAGATGGTTAAATTTATTTACTAATCAAATAGTAGATTCAGGTAATAATACGGGTGGTGCAGCTCAAATTTTAACAAACAATACATCTGCAAATGCAATGATTTGGACTACAGGTGGAACTGCAGGTCAACTTTTAGCAAGAACTGCAAACAACATAGAGTTAGAATGGGTTGACATGGATGACTCAAGTTTAGAGTTTTTAGGTGATACCAATACAGGAACACCTACTGTAGATTTAAATTCACAAAGTCTTTCAATTCTTGGAACTGCAAACGAAATAGAAACTGTTGGTGTTAATCAATCTTTAACAATTGCTTTACCAACAAATATAACAACTAAAGGACAACTTAATAGTACAGGAATTATAATTCCTGTTACAGATAAAGATATTAATTTAGGGGGAACAGTTAATAGATGGCAGAATTTCTTTACAGAAAATATAGCTGATGCAGGTAATAATCTTGGAACTGCTAATCAAATATTAGCTAAGAATGCAGGGAATACAGGTTTAGAGTGGAAAGATAGTAATTATGATATATTAGAAGTTACTACAACAATAACTAATGCTCAGATGTTAGCTATTGGTTCAACACCTATACAAGTTGCTCCTTCTCCGGGTGCAAACAAATTAATTGCTGTTGTAGAATGTTTATGGAAACTAGACTATACAGCTCCTGTATTTGATTTTGCAGCTGACCCTTTTATTAGATATGATAATGGTGGAGCTAATACACAATACAGACCTTTTGGAGCTTTTGATAACGGAATTGTAAATGGTGCTGCTGATTTTTATCAAGCTGTACCTCCGGTTCAAAGTCAAGGAAATGCTAATGGTCAAATTTTAGTAAACAATGGATTGTTTTTTACAGCAGCAGCAAATCCATCTCAGGGTGGAGGAACTTTAACTTTTAAAGTTAAATATAGAGTAGAAGACGCATTCTAGTAATTTAATATAATGGACATAAGAAAGATTTCTGTAGGTCCTGATTATAAGTCAGGTGCTATGCATTATTTAGTAGGGCAAGAAGTTTTAGGTGGTAACTATGTTATTCATTTAATAAAACATGATTTAAAAAATCAAACTTTTATTATATATATAATTCAAGGAGAAGAAATAAAACTTTGGAAGTCTTTTAATCACGCTATGCCAATATCAATCGAATATAATATAAATTTTTAATCTAATGAAATCACATGCAATCACCTCACAGCTTTATTGTAGAACCATTAAAAGGGAAACGTTACGATAATACTAAGAAATTAGGAGAGGTAGATTTTATAGTAAGCACTTCTCAAGAAGACCATAAGTTTTCAAATCGTTTCGCTAGAGTAAATTCTTTACCTTTAAATTATTGTGGTCCTATAAAAATTAACGACCTTTTATTAGTACATCATAATGTATTTAAAATATATTATGATATGAAAGGGCATGAAAAAAGTGGTAAAAGTTATTTTAAAGATAATTTATTTTTTATAGATAATGACCAATTTTTTTTATATAAGTCTGATGATGAGTGGTATGCACATGATAAGTATTGTTTTGTAGAGCCTGTAAAATCTAAAGATTATTATTTAGATAAAGTGGTTAAATACGAACCTTTGATTGGTAAAATTAAATATCCTAATCAAGAGCTTATAAATCATGGTGTAAAAGTTGGTGATGAAGTTGCCTTTCAACCTGATAGTGAATATGAATTTACAGTTGATGGAGTTCTTCTTTACAGAATAATGTCTAAATTTATCACAGTAAAGCTATGAGCAATAAAGATGTTAAATTAAAAATAATAGAAGCAGCAGAAAAAGCTGTTGAAGAATTAATTAATGTAGCAAAAGAAAAAATTGTTACAGGAACAGAAGATGATGTTTCAGCTGATAGATTGAAAAATGCAGCAGCTACAAAAAAGTTAGCAATATTTGATGCTTTTGAAATATTAAGTAGAATAGAAATAGAAAGAGACGCATTAGAAACTGAAGGAGTAAAAACAAAAATTAATACCAATCAAGGATTTGCAGAACGAAGGTCTAAATAAAATATACACTACACTTGTAGATGTTATTCCTAAATCTGTTTTAACAAATAAAAATAGAGCAAAAACTTGGGAATATGGTTTTAATGAAAAGTACGGTATTGTTATAATATCTCGTACAGGTCAAATAGGAGAAATAATCCAAATAAATGGTGTAGATATAGCGTTGCCATTACAACCAAAAATCATTACAAAAAGACATACTGATAAATCTCAACAATATTGGGAACGACAAGAATATCCTAAAGTATTAAAAAGAATTACATCTATATTTCAATGGAATGATATGCCTTCTGCATTTAAAAATCAATGGGTAGATTATATTGAAAATGAATTTGACCGCAGAGAAGATGGACATTGGTTTTACAATAATGGCAAGCCAACTTACATAACGGGTTCACATTATGTATATCTTCAATGGACAAAAATAGATGTTGGTTTTCCTGATTATAGAGAAGCCAATAGATGGTTTTTTATTTATTGGGAAGCATGTAAAGCTGATATAAGAAGTTTTGGATTATGTTATTTAAAAATTAGACGTTCCGGATTTTCTTTTATGGGTTCTTCAGAATGTATAAATACAGGAACATTAGCTAAAGATTCTAGAGTTGGAATATTATCTAAAACAGGTTCTGATGCAAAAAAAATGTTTACAGATAAAGTAGTTCCAATAGGAACTAATCTACCTTTCTTTTTTAAACCTATTCAAGATGGTATGGACAAACCTAAAACTGAATTAGCTTTTAGAATTCCTGCTTCTAAGATTACTAAAAAAAATATGTATAACGTTGAGGATGAAGAACTTGACGGATTAGATACTACAATAGATTGGAAAAATACAGATGACAACTCCTATGATGGAGAAAAATTATTATTATTAGTTCATGATGAAAGTGGAAAATGGTTAAAGCCTAATAACATTTTAAATAATTGGAGAGTTACTAAAACTTGTTTACGATTAGGTAGTAAAATAATTGGTAAGTGTATGATGGGGTCTACGTCTAATGCATTATCTAAGGGTGGTGGAAATTTTAAAAATCTTTATGAAGATTCTGACCCAACAAATAGAAATGCTAACGGTCAAACTAAATCAGGTTTATATAATTTATTTATTCCAATGGAATGGAATATGGAGGGGTTTATTGACAGATATGGTATGCCTGTTTTAGAAACACCTAAAGAACCTGTGTTAGGAATTGATAATGCAATGATTAAAATAGGAGCAATTGAGTATTGGCAAAATGAAGTTGATTCATTAAAGTCAGACCCTGATGCGTTAAACGAATATTACAGACAATTTCCAAGAACTGAGTCTCATGCTTTTCGTGATGAAAGTAAGCAGTCATTATTTAATTTAACTAAAATATATCAACAAATTGATTATAATGATTCTTTAATTATGGAACATCATGTTACTAAAGGAAGTTTTTATTGGAAAGATGGAATTAAAGATTCTTTAGTAATGTTTAGACCTGACAGAAACGGTAGGTTTATGGTAGGATGGACACCAAAAAAATCTTTACAAAACAGACATTATGTAAAAAATGGAAAAAAATATCCTGCTAATGAACATATCGGTTCTTTTGGTTGTGATAGTTATGATATATCCGGAGTTGTAGGTGGAGGAGGTTCTAATGGAGCTTTGCATGGAATGACTAAGTTTAATATGGACGATGCTCCTTCTAATGAATTTTTTTTAGAATATGTCGCAAGACCTCAAACAGCTGAGATATTTTTTGAAGATGTTTTAATGGCGTGTGTATTTTATGGTATGCCATTATTATGTGAAAATAATAAACCTCGTCTTTTGTATCATTTTAAAAACAGAGGATATAGAGGTTTTAGTATGAATAGACCTGACAAAGTATTTAATAAGTTATCAAAAACAGAAAGAGAATTAGGGGGTATACCAAATTCAAGTGAAGACGTAAAACAGTCTCATGCATCTGCTATTGAGTCTTATATTGAAAAACATGTTGGTTTGGATTTTGAAGGAACGTTTAGAGATAGTGAAGATATGGGTATAATGCCATTTATTCGCACCCTTGAAGATTGGGCAAAATTTGATATATCAAATAGAACAAAATTTGATGCTACAATAAGCTCAGGATTGGCTATTATGGCTAATCAAAAACACCTTTATTTACCTACCAAAAAAGAGTCAAAAATAAGCATTAACTTTGCAACATACACTAACACAGGAACTTTAAGCAAAATATTATAAATGAAAGATATTAAGATAGATATAACGTCCACAGGATTCCCGAGTCAGTTTGTTTCAGATGCAGAAAAAGCAACCGCTGAGTTTGGATTACAAATAGGACAGGCTATTCAATATGAATGGTTTAGAAGAGATGGCGTTGGTAGTAGATATTATAGCCAATGGGAAAATTTTAATCGACTTAGGCTATATGCAAGGGGAGAACAAAACATTGGCAAGTATAAAAACGAACTAGCTGTAGATGGAGATTTAAGTTACTTAAACTTAGATTGGTCTATAGTTCCTGTTATTCCTAAATTTGTAGACATAGTAGTTAATGGTATGTCAGATAGACTTTTTAAAGTTGAAGCTTACGCTCAAGATGCAATGTCGCAACAAAATAGAAGTAAATATCAAGATGTAATTCAAGGTCAAATGGCAGGTAAAGACATCCTGTTAGATATACAAAAAGATTTTGGTGTTGACCCTTTTATTACACAACCTGATAGTCTTCCTGAAAATGATGAAGAACTTTCGTTATATATGAATTTGAATTACAAGCCTGCGGTGGAAATAGCTGAAGAAGAAGCTATTAATACTTTGTTTGCTGAAAACCACTATCAGGACATTCGTAAACAAATTGATTATGATATTACAGTTTTAGGAATTGGTTGTGCTAAACATGAATTTTTACCGGGAAGTGGTGTGACAGTTAATTATGTTGACCCTGCAAACCTAGTTTATAGTTATACTGAAAACAAACATTTTAAAGATTGTTTTTATTGGGGTGAAATTAAAACTGTACCAATTATAGAATTAATTAAGATTGACCCTACTTTAACTCCTGAAGATTTAGAAGAAATAAGTAAATACAGTCAATCTTGGTATGATTATTTTAATACTGCACAGTATTATCAAAACAGTATATTTTATAGAGATACCGCAACTTTAATGTATTTTAATTATAAGACCACAAAAGAATATGTGTATAAGAAAAAGAAATTAGATGGTGGCGGTTCAAGAGTAATAGAAAAAGATGACCAATTCAATCCTCCTGACGAAGTAATGGAAGAAGGAAATTTTGAAAAAGTAAGTAAAAGAATTGATGTGTGGTATGAAGGTGTTATGGTTATGGGAACAAACTTTATATTAAAATGGGAGTTAGCGGAAAATATGGTTAGACCAAAATCTGCTTCTCAGCATGCTATTTCTAATTATGTAGCTGTAGCTCCTAGAATGTATAAAGGAAATATAGAGTCATTGACTAGAAGAATGATTCCATTTGCTGATTTAATTCAAATTACACATTTGAAGTTACAACAAGTAATTGCTAAAGTAGTTCCTGACGGTGTATTTATAGATGCTGATGGATTGAGTGAAGTTGATTTAGGTACAGGTAACGCATATAATCCTGAAGATGCATTAAGGTTGTATTTTCAAACAGGTAGTGTTGTAGGTAGAAGTTATACTCAAGATGGTGAGTTTAATAATGCTAGAGTTCCTATTCAGCAATTAACTTCTAATAGTGGAGCTAGTAAAACACAAATGTTGATTACTAATTATAATCATTATATGGATATGATTAGAACAGTAACAGGATTGAATGAAGCAAGAGATGGCTCTACTCCTAGTCCTGATGCATTAGTTGGTGTGCAAAAACTTGCCGCATTAAATTCTAATGTAGCAACTAGACATATATTAGAAGGTGCGTTATATATTTATAGAACTTTAGCTGAAGCTTTGTCTTATAGAGTTGCTGACGTTTTAGAGTATTCTGATTTTAAAGAAGAGTTAGTTAATCAAATTGGTAAATACAACACTTCTATATTGGAAGAAATATCTGATTTATATATATATGATTTTGGAATCTTTATTGAGGTTTCTCCTGATGAAGAACAAAAAGCTATGTTAGAGCAAAACATACAAATGGCTTTATCTAAACAAGATATTAATTTAGAAGACGCTATTGACATTAGAGAATTAAGAAATATTAAATTAGCTAATCAATTGTTAAAATTAAAGCGTAAACAAAAAGCTGAAGACGACCAAAAGAAAGAAGCGATGAAAATGCAAATGCAAGCGAATGTTAATATGAAATCTCAACAAGCTGCAGCTGCAATATCTATGCAAAAAATACAAGCAGAATCTCAAGCTAAAATGCAATATCGTCAAGCTGACATTGCTTTTGAAATTGAAAAAATGAAAATAGAAGCTGAGCTAAAAGCTGATTTGATGGATAAAGAGTTTCAGTATAATATGCAAATAAAAGGTCAAGAGTCTGAAGCATTAGGTGCTAGAGAAAAACAAAGAGAAGAAGCAAAAGCTTCAAGAATTAGTCAGCAAAATACTCAGCAGTCAAATTTAATAAATCAAAAGAAAAACAATCTACCTCCGCAATCATTTGAATCTAATGAGGATAGTTTAGATGGTTTTAATTTAGCTGAATTTGACCCTAGATAATACTTAAAAAAAAGTAATAGTAAATGTGTAACTTTGTAATAAATTAAAATTAAATCAAATGAATTTAGAAAACATTAAAGTAAGAGAGGTTTCTGCACCTGAAAAGGGCAAAGCTGAAATTGAGCAAGAGCTTTTAGATAAGAGTGCTCTACAAACAGAAAATACAACTGAAAGTGATAAAGCACCGGAAGTTGAGAAAAAAGAAGAAAATAATGTTGAACTGACTGATAGTTCAGTAAAAGATTATTTAGAAAAAAGATATAATAAGTCTATCGATTCATTTGAAGACTTGTTAAAAGAAAGAGAAGAGCAGCCGGAATTACCGGAAGATGTTTCTTCCTTTTTAAAATATAAAAAAGAAACAGGTAGAGGAATCAACGACTATGTTAAATTAAACAGAGACTTTGAGGAAATGCAACCTGATAATTTGTTAGCTGAATATTTTTTAGCAACTGACGAAGCTATTGATTCAGAAGATGTAGATGCATTATTAGATGACTACAGATTTGATGAAGATGTAGATGACGCTCAGGTAATAAAGAAAAGAAAGCTAGCAAAAAAGAGAGCAGTTGTTAAAGCTAGAAAGTATTTTAACGAACAAAAAGAACAATATAAACAACCCCTTGAGTCAAGAACGGTTGCTAGTTCTAATGATAGTGAAGAGCTTAAAGCATATAAACAATTTGCAGAGAGTGCAAAAAGCAAAGAGGAGACGGCTAGAAAAAATTCTGAGGTATTTCAACAAAAAACCAAAGAAGTTTTTTCAAATGAGTTCAAAGGTTTTGAGTTTAAAGTAGGTGATAAAGATGTCACTTATAGTCCGGGAGATGTATCAGAATTACTATCTAAACAATCTAATGTTATGAATTTTATAAATAAATTCATGGATAGTTCAGGTCAAATGAATGATGCATACGGATACCACAGAGCTTTATCACTTGCCATGAATCCTGAAAAGTTTGCCAAGTTCTTTTATGAACAAGGTCAATCGGATGGTGTTACTGACGTAGTTCGTAAAACAAAAAATATAAATATGAAAGTTAGAAACACACCCGAAGTAGGAACTACTAAAGGAGGAATGAGAGTAAGAGCTTTAAATACCGATTCAGGTCGAGGTTTAAAGATTAAAAGTGTAAAACGAAAATAATAGTCTAACAAAAAAAAATTAAAATTATGGCAGTATTAGCAGCTCCAACGTTTCAATTGCAGCCAAGTGCTCAGCAAGTAGCGTTGTCGTCAAACTATATTACCAATACTCAATTTAACTTTTTGAATCAGTATCTACCGGATACTTATGAAAAAGAGTTTGAGAGATATGGTAATAGAACAGTATCATCATTCTTAAGAATGGTTGGTGCTGAAATGCCTTCTAACTCAGACCTTATCAAATGGGCAGAGCAAGGAAGGTTACATATTAAATATGTAAATTGTGTACTAGGTGGTGCAGCAGCGGGTGCAGCAGCGGAAACTTTTACAGTTCCTGCAGCTCAAATTGACCCTGCAAGACAACCATCAGGTTCAGTAGCACCGGCAGGTGCAGCAGGACAAATCGGTATCAGAAAAGGTCAAACAGTAATGATTTCTGATGATACAGCAGGTTCTGCATTAAATAACAAAGGTATCGTAACAGCTGTAACAGCTACTACATTTACTGTTAACTTCTACGAAGCAGCAGGATTAGCAGCTTACGCAGGAACAGTATCTGTATTTATTTATGGTTCTGAATTCAAAAAAGGAGTTAATGGAATGGAAGGTGGATTAATATCTAACGATTTCATCTTTGAAAACTCTCCAATTATCTTAAAAGATAAGTACCAAGTATCAGGTTCTGATATGGCACAAATTGGATGGATTGAAATTCAAACTGAAGATGGAGCAAATGGATATTTATGGTATCTTAAATCAGAGCACGAAACTAGATTACGTTTCGATGATTACTTAGAAACAGCTATGGTAGAAGCTGTACCGGCAGAAGCAGGTTCAGGTGTTGCTACTCAAGCAGTTTATGCAGATGCAGGTAACAAAGGTTCTGAAGGTGTATTCTATGTAGTAGAAGCTAGAGGAAATGTTTGGGGTGCAGGTAATCCTACTGATTTAGCAGGATTCGATAGCATTATTTCAAGATTAGATAAGCAAGGTTCTATTGAAGAAAATGTAATTTTCGTAAACAGAAACTTCTCTTTTGATATTGATGATATGTTAGCAGCTCAAAATTCTTATGGTGCAGGTGGTTCATCTTATGGACTATTTGATAACGATGAGGAGATGGCGTTAAATTTAGGTTTCACAGGATTTAGAAGAGGTTATGACTTCTACAAGTCTGAGTGGAAATACTTAAATGACCCAACAATGAGAGGTGGATTAATTGGTGGAGCAATCAACGGACTTTTAGTTCCTGCAGGTTCTACTACTGTTTATGACCAAATACTTGGTAAAAACGCTAAGAGACCTTTCTTACATGTTAGATATAGAGCTTCAGAAGCTGAAGACAGACGTTATAAGTCTTGGATTACAGGTTCTGCAGGTGGAGCAAGCAACAAAGATTTAGATGCAATGGAAGTTAACTTCCTATCTGAAAGATGTGTTTGTACTCTAGGAGCTAACAACTTCTTCTTATTTAAATCATAATAAGAGTATATATTAAGAGGGAGGATTAACCTCCTCCCTTTTTTTTTAAAATTAAATTAAATTAAAATATAATAAAATGAAAAATAAAAAAGAATATGTAGATAAAGTCTACAGACTAAAAGGAGATAAAGCTCCTTTAGCTTTTATGTTAGCTTCTCAACATAGTAAAAGATTTCCCTTAATGCATTTTGATACTGATGAAGGTGTTAACAAACCTTTGCGTTATGCTAAAAATCAAAAGTCACCTTTTGTGGATGACCAAGATGGTAACGTTATATTAGAACCTATAATATTTGAAGATGGTATGTTAAGCGTGATTAAAGAAAATCAAGTGTTACAAAAATTTTTAGCTTTACATCCTCAAAACGGTGCATTGTTTGAAGAAATTAATAAAGGAAAAGAAGCAGCTCAAGACGTTGAAGAAATGTATGCTGAGGTTGATGCTTTAATTTTAGCTAGACAAATGACGCTTGCTCAATTAGAAATGATTGGTAGAGTTTTATTTGGAGATGTTAATAAAATGTCTACAGCAGAATTAAAAAGAGATATGTTAGTTTTTGCAAGAAATAATCCTGCAGATTTAATTAACATAGTTAATGACCCTATGTTAAAATTACAGTCTAAAGTTCAAATGTTTTTTGATAACAAATTGTTAATATATAAAAATAACAAAAGAGATGTACATTTTAATACATCGTCTAACAAAAAACGAATGGTTACAATACCATTTGGCGAAGACCCGCTATATATAGTATCTTCTTATCTTCAATCAGATGAAGGCGTGGAAGCATTAAAACTGCTAGAAAAACGTTTAGAAAAATAATAAATTAGAAAGGGGTTAAAAAAATTAACCTCTTTTTTTTTTGCTTATCTTTGTAGAAAAGAATACAGATGATACAACAAGTTTATGACGCTGTTCTTGCTATATTAAACAAAAATAATTACGGATATTTATCTCCGGCTGATTTTAATTTATATGCTAAACAAGCTCAGTTAGATTTATTTGAAGATATTTTTTATCAATTCAATTATCAGATTAACAAAGAAAATGTAAGGCAGTCAGGAACAGGTTATGCAGATATAAAAAAAGGTTTAGTAGAAGTAATAGATATGTTTTCAGTTACTGCTGCTTTAACAACAGGTGTTAACAATACATATCAAATGCCATCGGTTGTCACAACAGGTTCTGATTTTTATTTTATAAACAAAATATTATGTTTCAAAGCTGATGGTGTTACTTATACGGGCGAAGCTGAAAGAGTAAGTCAAGGTAAAATTACATTATTAAACAATTCTTTATATACAGCACCTACAGAAACATATCCTGCTTACACTACACAAGGAAGCATTTTAACTGTTTTTCCTGCTACAATAGTAGGACAGGGTCAAGTTCAGGCACAATACATTAGATATCCTGAAACACCTATGTGGACATATGTATCATTGGGTGCGGCACAGCAACCTCAATTTAGTGTTACGACAAGTTATCAAGACTTTGAATTACCTTTAGATTATTTTCAAGACTTGGTTAATAAGATTTTACAATTTGCAGGAATGGAAATAAGAGAAACTGAAGTTGTTCAGTTTGCATTAGGGCAAGACCAAATAGAAACTCAAGACGAACAATAATGGCTTATATAAATCAATATCAATATTATACAAACAATAACACTAATCCTCAAGATGAGAATTGGGGTTCATATCAATATATTAGTTTAGAAGATATAATTACTAATTTTTTGTTAATGTATAATGGTAATCATTCTTTGGTAAATAATGAGGAGAGATACAAAATATTGTTTCATGCAAAAAGAGCAATACAAGAATTAAACTACGATGCATTTAAAGAAGTCAAAGTATTAGAGCTACAGATTAGTGATACATTACGATATGTACTACCATCTGATTATGTTAATTGGGTTCGTATATCTTTATCTTACAACGGATTACTAAGACCATTAGTAGAAAATGTACAAATAAATAGTGCTAGTGCTTATCTACAAGATAACGCAGGTAATATATTGTTTGACCAAAATGGAAATATTTTAAAACCTGAAAATTCAGAGTTTACAAAAGAAAGATTACAAAACAAACAAAGAACACAGTATTTAAATCAAAATGCTCCTTACAATGGTTATTGGGGATGGGAAGTAGATGGTGCATGGTTTTTCGACATGGCTATAGGAACATCTTGGGGATTAAACACAGAAACAGCTAACGCTAATCCTACTTTTCGTATTGATAAAAAAGCAGGTGTAATAAATTTTAGTTCAGCTATGAATGATAAATTAGCTATATTAGAATATATATCTGATGGTATGGAAAATGGTGACGACTCAAAAGTTTCTGTCAATAAATTATTTGAAGATTACATGTATGCTTATATAGAATATGCTATATTGAATAGCAAGCTTGGTGTTCAAGAGTATGTAGTTAAAAGAGCTTTAAAAAGAAAATCATCACTATTAAGAAATGCCAAGATTAGAGTAAGTAATATTCATCCGGGTCGTCTTATCCAAAACATGAGAGGTCAAGATAAATGGATAAAATAATATGGCAAATATACAAAAGAATTTTATACAGGGTAAAATGAATAAAAGCGTTGATGAACGCTTAATTCCTAATGGTCAATATATAGATGCTTTAAATGTTAGATTAGGTTCTACGGAAGCTTCAGAAATTGGTTCAGTAGAAAACTCAAAAGGTAATACAAAAGTTACAACACTTTCTTTTAATGGAACTGATTTAAGTACAAATGCAAGATGTATTGGTGCTTATGAAGATGGTTCTAATGAAACCATTTACTTTTTTGTACATGACCCTTCTTATACTGTAGGAACTACAGGTAAAATTGATATGATTGTTTCGTTTGATGAACAGAATGACATAACTACTTATCATGTAGTTACAATGAAAGAAGGAACAAGCGGTACTAATACAACTTTAAATTTTGACCCAAAGTTTTTAATACACTCTATAAATAAAGTTGAAGACTTATTGTTTTTTACTGACAATATTAATCCTCCTCGTTTTATAAATGTTAAAAGAAATTATCAAGAACCTTTTAATAATATAGATGTTACTACAGCTGAATCTTTATTGGTTATTAAAAAACCTCCTACTACAAGTCCTTCATTCAGTTTATTTAACTCACCTCAAGAAAATAATTATTTAGAAGACAAGCTTATTTGTTTTGCGTATCGATATGAATATCAAGATGATGATTATTCCGCTACTTCACAATGGTCAAAGCCTGCGTTTTTACCTAAACCCTTTTCTATAGGTATTGATGATAAGTTAAATAATGGTATGGAGAATGCTAGAAATGGTGTTTCCGTAACTTACAATACAGGAAGTGCTTTAGTAAAGTCTATTGAGGTTTTGTTTAAAGAGTCAAATAAAAATACTATAAACGTAATAGATAAATTTGATAAAGCAGAAAATGGTTTTGTAGACAATCTAGATGTAACTTTTGAATTTGATAGTAATCAAATTTTTACAATATTAAACTCAGACCAACTTGGAAGATTATATGATGCTGTACCCTTAAAGGCAAAAACACAAACTTTAATGGGTAACAGATTAATTTATGGTAATTATATTGAAGGATATAATTTAACATCTTCTAATGGAGAGCCTATTAATTTAGATTATACAACAACACTTGTAAGCAAACCAATAGGATTAAACGATGTGCCTACAGCGTTAAGTGACGGAACATACACAATAGACACTACAGCAGGAACTCAAACAATTACTAATTCAATTATCACATTGGATTTAAGTGATTTTGATTTAATAACAGGTGCTCAAATATCTTTTGATATAAGACTTGTGCATTTTTCATTTACAGGAACTCCTGCTCCAAGTCAAACAGTAGAACAATTAGATTTATCATTTACATATACATTACCAACAAATTATAATTCGGTTACTTCTTTAGTAAACTCTACAGAATTTCAAGCTACTGTAGGTCCGGGTCAGCCAATTTCAACTGCATGTTCTGCAGGAACAACTTGGACAGATGAATATAATTGTTTGATGCCAAATGTTTTAGGTTCTCTTTTTGCATATACTTCAGGAATAGGTCCTGTTACTTATCCGGCAGTTGGTTCAATAACAGCTACGGTTTCAGGAGACTCTATTATTGTGCAGATTCCTGCAATGCAATGGGTAAATAATGTAACCACACCTACTCAAACAATAACAGAATATTTTAGTATTCAAACTAGCCAAGCAACTTTTCAAAAAATAAGTGATACAGAAAGCTTACATAGTAATAGAGACTATGCAGTTGGTATTGTTTATATGGATGATTTTGGTCGTTCATCTACAGCTTTACTAGCTCCTAACTCTTCAGTTCATGTACCATGTTCCGTTTCAGATTTTAAAAACAATATTGACATAGAAATACCTACAAATATGTTACCGCCTTTTTGGGCAAAAAGATATAAGTTTGTTTTAAAACCATCAGAAACTACATACGAAACTATATATAGTAATTTATTTATAAATGACCCAAATGCAGCAGGTTATTGGTTTTTGTTAGAGGGAGAGAATGTAGAAAAAATTTCTGAAGGACAAAGACTTAATGTTAAAGCTGATACGTCAGGCTCGGTAAGTAACTGTGCTGTTGCTACAGTTTTAGAAAAAGTTTCTCAACAATCAGGATTTATAAAATTTGATTCTTCTTTTTCTTCAAATCAAATAGATGCACCGGCAGGAACATACATGCGTATAGTTCCTAATGACTTTAATGTAATTTTAGATGAAGGAGCTGTTCAGTTTAAAGAAAATGAAAAGTGTACAGATAATTCAGGAAATTCTCCTATGGCTGCATGTTTAGTCAATCGAGGTGATACCTCATCGGGTCAGCCTTCCGGATATTTATATAGTGACTATACTATTCCTGAAGGTAGTCGTATAAAATTATATTTTAGATTTAGACGTTTAGGAACAGGTGATGGTAACAATGCATGTGAAAGAAGAATTTATGAATTAGATTTAGATTTGGTTTCTTCAGCTAACTATGCTAATTTTCAAGAATGGTTTGATGGTGACAATATTGGATTGAGACTTGATGATGGATTATGGACAGGTGGAAGTACATCAGCCGGAAATCCTCCAACAAATACTTTATTATCTAATCGTACGTTTGCTTTTAATAACAGACCTACAGAAGTTGAAGCAGGTATGACTGCAAATAGTGTAACTGATAATAAATATAGATTTGTAAGAAGTACTACAGATAATGGATTATGGTTATGTGCTACAGGTACAGAAAGCTGTTCCGGTATTGGGCAAGGTAGTAGAAGGCGTTCATGTTCTAAAATTGAAGTAACTGTTTTTAGAAGTGAAGATACTATAATTTTTGAAAGTGAACCACAAGAATCTTTGCCGGATGTTTTTTATGAAGGAGACCAAAGCTATCCTATTATTTCAACTACCGGATTACATGGCGGTGGAACAGCTGCACAAATTCTTGCAGGAAATAGAACACAAACTACAGCAACTGCAGGTAAAATACAAACAACATTATTTAATTGTTATTCATTTGGAAACGGTGTAGAAAGTTTTAAAATATTAGATTCTATTGGTGGTCAAGAATTACAAGTTGGTAATAGAGTTACAACAACAGCTAATCAAGAATATAGAGAAGCTCATAGATTTGCAGATTTAACATATAGTGGCAGGTATAGTGATTTTTCAAATATTAATAGACTAAATGAATTTAATTTTAGTGTAGCAAATTATAAAATATTAGAAGATTCGTTTGGTCCTGTAGTTAAATTATTTGGTAGAGAGACAGATGTTTTGGTGTTACAAGAAGATAAAATTTCTTATGTATTAGCAGGTAAAAATTTATTAACAGATTCTACAGGAGGAGGTGCGGTAGCGTCAGTTCCTGAAGTTTTAGGTACACAAATAGCAAGAAAAGAAGTTTATGGTATCAGTAACAACCCTGAAAGTTTTGTTTGTTATGGTTCTGACAAATATTTTACAGATTCTAAAAGAGGTGCTGTGTTACAATTGCGTGGTACAAATATGCAAAATGAACAGTTAGCTGTTGTTTCAGAAATGGGGATGCGTGGATTTTTTAGAGATTTATTTATTAATTCTTTTAATACACAAAAACTTGGAGGTTACGACCCATACATGAATGAATATGTTTTATCGAACAATTGTATTTTATTACCCGCAGAAGCACAAGAAGAAAACTGTGGTATATCTATAAATTATGGACTTCTATCTCCATCAACACCACAATCATTTATTGTAAGATTAGGACAACCAACGGGTCAAGTAGCAATAACGTATACTGCACCTATTCTTGATATTAATACTACTTTTAAAATTACAGTAGATTATGATGGAACTGAGGTTGTAAACACAGGTGATATAACAGGAGGTGGCACATCAACTTTTGATAAAAACAATTTACTTGTTAATACAGCTACAGTTAATGTTACAGTTTCAGGCGGTAACGCACAAAGTTTAGGATTATCTGTCAGCTGTCCACAAGCAGACCAAATTACAGTTAAAACTATTGTTGTTACAAGTGATTCAAGTTCAGGTTCTTTAATACATACTTATTATGATTATACTGATGCAGCTTTTCAATCAATGAGGACAACTCAATTTGTTCAGTTCGCAAGTGGTACAAGTCCGTTAGTTTCAAGCTTTGTAGAGGTAACAGGAGGTCAAGGTATTAATGCAATACCAACTGACAACTCGACAGTACAGCTAGGTACAGTATTTAAACCTTCAGATGATTATGTGTTTGATACAACATCAGATAGGTTTGGATATTTAAGAAGTGCAACAAATTATAATAACAATTCAACAGATATAACGAATCTATTAACAGCTATAGATAGTGCGTCAAATTGGTTAACAACAAATACCACATTAGCTCCGGTTAATTATTATGGTGAGTTTACAATGCCAAACAATGATTTAGATTTTTTATATTTGGTATATGATTTAAGGTCAACCTTTAGATTACAAATGTGTTATTCACCTACAGGTGAGCAAGACGCTTGTTGTGGGTGTTCGTAAAATAAAATAAAATGGGAATAACGGTAAATTATTATTTAGATACAAACGATTTTCAAACAGCTACAGCTGTTTATACAGACAATGCTTTGTCCGTATTAGCACCTGATGGATGGTATTCTTATAATAATAGATGGCGAAGACAAACAGGCGGTACGTTAGGTGCAGTTGGTGTATGTCCATCTTGTAATCAAGCGTGTTCATCACAACCTTTTTTAAGTGCCTTTTCATATTTTATGGGAAGTACAACAGAAGGTCCGGGTGTTTATAATTTAACAATTGATACAGGTAACGCAGCGGGAATTAGTAGAATGTTTCTTAGTCAAAACGCTAATGATTGTTATGGAATTCAAATAGTACATAACTCAACAGTAGTAAACGATTGGATTACGGGAGAAGGATATCAATCACCGGGTAATAATGATGCCATATGGATGGGAGATACTTCACTAGCTGCAGGCACTTCAGTAACCAATCAACCATCGTTTACATGGAATGGCACATCGTGGGTACAATCCCCAACTAATGTTGGTTATACAGTTAATAGTACTACAAATTTTACAACAACACAAGACCCTAATAATTTAGCTGTATTTTCAAAAACTACAGCGGTTAGTACGACTGTACAAATTACTGTTTTAATTCCTCCTTTATCAGTTTCAGGTGTTAATACAAACGTTTTATTTTCTCCGGTATGTTCTGCATTATTAGTTGCAACACCTTATAACGCAACATCTTTTGCAAATCCTGTAGATGCATGTAATGCTACAGGAACAACTGATGACCTTTACATTGCTTCAGGAACTACTGCAGTAAATAATTCACTTGTGAAGTATTCTTATGCATTTACAAACACATTTGGAACTTCAGCTGTAGGAGCGGGATATTATAAAACAAGTACGGGATATATGCAGGTTGATAGTAACGGAGTAGTAATCGATGTAGGCACATGTCCTCCTTAAAATTTAAAATATGAGTTGTACAAACATGACAGTAAGTTATAGCGATGGTGTAAAAGGATTTCCTTCTTTTTATTCTTATCATCCTAATTATATGATAGGTATGAATAATTACTTCTATTCATTTGATAAGGGTAATCTTTACCGTCATAACAGCAACGAAAGAAGAAATAGTTATTATGGAGTAGATTACAATTCAACCATTACAAGTGTATTTAATGAATCTCCTTTAGAAAATAAATTATTTAAAACAATTAATTTAGAATCTGATTCTTCGTGGAGTGTAGATTTTACAAGCGATATACAAACTACAGGATATATAAACAGCACATCATTTGTTAAAAAAGAAGGTGCGTGGTTTGCGTATTTAAGAACTGAAGGTTCGGTTGCAGGAATAGGAACACCTATTGACAGCCAACAATATCCTTTACGCTCTATTATGGGTATAATGAATAGTGCAGCTAGAGGTGGTACTGTAGCTAATCCTATTGTACAATTTGATATTGGTGTAAACTCTAGTTTAGCTTCATATATAAATCCACAAATAAATGTAAATGATTTTCTTTATTGGAGTGATTTAACAGGAACTAACGAATTAACTTACGCAGGCAAGATACAGTCTATAACTTACTCAGCTATTAATGGTATTGTAAGTATTTTAATTGATGCTGCGGGAGCTGTAGTTATACCTGCGGGAACATTATATTTTGCAGCTGTAAAAGACCAAGTTGCAGAATCATATGGTATACTAGGTCATTATGGTAGATTTACTTTAACTAATAGTGATATTACAGCTACAGAGTTATTTGCTGTAGAGTCAGATGTTATGAAAAGTTATCCTTAAAATTAGTATCTTTGTGCTAAATGAAATTTAATGTAAGGGTACTTAGTGAAAGTGACTATGAAAATATCTTAGTAGGATGGTGGAAAGATTGGGAATGGACTCCTCCTGTTAAAGATTTTTTACCTTTGGATGGGGTAGGTGGTTTAATTGTTGAGTGGGATGGAACTCCTGTTTGTGCAGGTTTTATTTATAATACAAACAGTAAGGTTGCGTGGATTGATTGGATAGTATCTAATAAAAAATTTAGAGAAAAACCTCACAGAAAAGACGGACTTAATTTGTTAATACAAACACTAACAGATGTAGCTCGAAAAACAAAATATAAATATGTATATGCTCACAATAATAATATTAATTTAATAAACACATTTTTAGCTAACGGATATTTAAAGGGGAGTAAAAGTACAGAATTAATAAAAAATTTATAATGGGATTAGAAACAGCAGCAATATTAGGAATAGCAAGTTTAGCAATGTCTGCAGGAACTACTGTGGCATCAGGTGCAGCAGCAGCAAAACAACGAAGAATTCAAGCGGGAGCAGAAGAAGATGCTGACAGATTCATGAAAGAAGCTAGAGGAAAACTTGAAGTAAACGAATATGATGAGTTAAGTATTAACAGCTTAGTTTATGACAATCAAAGAGAAGAGCTTTCTAAAGTTGGTGCAGCACTTATAGAAAATGCTCAACAATCAGATAGACCTAATATGGGTGCTCAATCAATTGTTGATGCAGTCAATAAAGCCAATACATCTATAACTGAAAAAGAAGTAAAAGAATTACAAGATTTAGATTTAGTTCAAGCTGAAGAAGCTACAAGGAAAGGTGATATAGGTATACAATTAGATTTAGGTGAACTTGCAGGTGCACAAAAGAAAGCGGCTGATGCTGAAGAGCTAGCTCAAAAATTTAAAGGAGACTTTTTAAAGCAAATTCCTCAAACAGCGATGGCTGCAGTATCTACACTAGCTCCTGTGTTTGGTAAGAATGCTCAAACAAGAGGTATAGAAAATTTTGAGTTTGGTGGCATGACAGGTATTGAAGGAATACAATCTAAACTTAGTGACCCTGATTTTGTAGCATCTTTAGATGGTAAAGGGTTTGGTTCTCTTTCAGCAGAAGATATAACAAGTATAGGTGGTATGGAAGGTAATCAATTAGAAGATTTTATTAGAGGTAATTTATCGGGTGCTAACATGAAATATTTAATGAACCCTGATAAAGGTAATGCAAATCCTTTTATAGCATCGTCAAATCAATATAATCAAATGTTTAAGGATGCAGGATTGACGAGTGGTACAAATTCACAAGCAGATTTAATTGCACAATTAGAAACTGCATTAGCAAAACTAAAGAAAGGATAATATGGCAACTAATTTTGGATACATAAGAAGAGACCAAGATGCTAGAGTAAATTGGCAAGAGGTTGGCAAAAACGCTAGTGATTCTATACAAGCTGAAATAGACAGAAGACAAACTATTAAAGATGATATAGCTGCAGATTCTTCTGCATTAGATGCACAAATATATGAGAACATTGATAGCGATAACGCAGACCTTGCATCGGAAATGTTAAGTGTAGCTAATTTAGTTTCAGAAGCTAGGCTTCGTCAAGACCAAGCCTTACAAAATGGTTCTTTAAAACTTAAAGACTACACCATTCAAAGAAACAACCTTAAACAGGGTGTCGCTAATATTAGCGAAATGAATAAATCTAAAATAAAAATAGATGCTGATTTTCAAGCATTAGTTCAAGACGGAACAATAAATCCACAATCGGTTGCTGTTAAAGCATACAACGAACAATTTGAAAACCTAAACAATTATGGTGTTCAGTTAGATGAATTTGGAAATCCTTATTTAGCTAAAAGAATTAAAATAAAAGATGACGTTACCGGTGTTGTTACTGAAACTTTTTCTACTGACCCTAATGATATATACAGTATAAAAGGTGCAAGAGCAAACATGGGTCAAATATTAAAACAAAAAGATTTTACTAAAGCGGTAAAAGACTATGCAGGTTTAGCAGGAACTATGTGGCAAAAATCAGGAGGAGGATTTAAATCTGTAGATGACGCATGGCAAAACAAAAACTTTAGAAAATTAATTGAAGCTGAAATTAGAGCTGATTTAACTAACCCTGATTTTGCATCAGGATTTGCAGGTCAGTATTTACAAGGTTATGAATATGCATTTTTAAAAGGAGATGAAAAAGCTAAAGCTAATCAGATTCCTTTAGTTCAAATAAATGGTCGTTGGACATTTGATACGGATAGTGCACAAGGTAAAAAGATTGTTAATGAGTCTGTTGAGAAGTTAATAGAGATGACTAGAGGTGGAATGTCTAGAGAAGAAGTTGGTTATAGTGCGTCTGAAATATCAGGTTTTAGAGAAAATAAAGTAGAAAGACAAGATTTTGACGAAGATGTTTTCCAAGTAGGACAACTATATAAGGCTACATCGGAACAGCAAATAAGAGATGCTATGGTTTACTTTGGTCTTAAAAACGATAAAGAATATAAAGTAATAAGTTCAGATGGTAATACACTAACTATTAGTGATGGTACAGAGACTGTTACAATTGATAGAAATGTAGATGCTGAAAGTTTCATAGAGCAAGCAGGATTATTTTTAGGAGCTGATAATATAGGTAGAGCGAAAAAAAATAAGAGATATTTAGAGTGGGGATTTGAAACTGTAAATGGCAAACAAGTTCTAAGAAATCAGCCTTCGGTTATATCAGATGAAATTAATTTTACTATAACTCAAAATCCTAAAGCAGAAGAACCGGGTAAAATTATTACAAGTGCTTCGGTATTAGATGGAGAAGATTTAGTACCTGCTACTGAAGCTTTTAAAAAGAGTTATAAGGATAATCCATTTACAAGTATTAAAACTGAATTCGAAAGATTTGGTAAAGGTGAAGTTATAAAAGTACAAAATCAATTTAAAATTAAGATGCCGGGTGTTACAACAATGCCTTTAATTATTCCTAACAACCTATCTTATGAGAAGATGTTAGAAATATTAACTGTATTAGAATCTAATTCTTCTATGAGTCAAAATGATGTGAACGAATTACTTGCTGTACCGATAAGCAAAAAACAATGGTTGATAAGAAATGGTTATGCTACATTCGGTCAAAGAGGAGAAGACGCATGGAATGGTGGTAACGGAGGAGGTGGTTCTGACGAAAGTTCTGACGAAAGTTCATCTGAAAGTAATTTCAATTGGTCACAAGCTTCATCAGGCAACTAAAACACAGGTTTATGAATGAACAAGCATTACAAAATATTTATAGAGATGTTGTAAAAAACCAAGACTATAGAGGTTCTAAAGAAGATTTTATAGCTCTTTTATCTTCAGACCAAGCTGCTTTTGACGACAGATTTGAGTGGGTTAACGGTGAAGGATACAAGGGAACTAAAGAACAATTTGCTGAACTTGTAGGTGTAACGATGCCTGTAAAAAAAAAAGAAGAAGAGGTCGAGGTTGTGGAAGATACTACAGATACTTTTGTAACGCCTTTAGGAAATATAGAAATAAACAAAAGAAGCGAACTTCCCCTAACAGAAGAGGAACAACTTTCAATTTCCGAATCTTTCAAAGAAAATATACAATCAAAATCACTAGAGAGTGATACTCCTGATGTAACTCAAGCAAGAGAAATAGTTAACGCATTTACACTTGAATCAAACGAATTGATTGATGCCTTGACAGCACAAAATTTATCTGACGATATAGAAGCAGCAGAGCTTGAAAAAATATTTAAACGTACAGAAACCAACAGTCCATTAGGTATGCCTACTGAAGAAATGTATAGGCTTATTGAAGATGGTGATAACTTAGCGGTTGACCTTGCTGAAGAAAAAAAACAAACAGCTATTGAAAAAAAGAAAGCTGAAGAAATGAAAAAATTTCATGAGGATAATGAACTTGCTGAATTTAATGCTGAAGCCGAACAAAACAGAGTAAAAAATTTAAAAGAACTTAATAATGATTTAAAGACTATTACTACTGAATTAATTAATGAAGATGATAATAGTAGTACAATTAAAATATTACAAGACAAGTTTGGTAAATATGATTTAACATTTACAAAAAAAGGAGGGCAAGTTGCTGTTAGAAAAAATGACGGAAGTGCAGAAGAAGTTTTTGATTTAGACCCTTTATTTGGTTTTGAAACCACAGGGGAGGGAGCTATATCTTTTTTAGGAAGAAAAACTGACATAGCACAGGACATGCAAAATTTTATTCGTAATAATGCTAATGACCCTGCAAGAGTAAACGAGTATAATGAAAAAGTAGATTTTGTCACAAAAGCATTACAAGCTCAAAGCATGCGTGTCGGTGAACGTTTAAACGATGACGGTACAGTTTCATCTCACTTAATGGCAACCTTTGAAGAAGACGGTAAGTTTTTAGTAGCACCTACTTTGTTTCCTAAAGATGATGATAATCAAGCAAGATTTAGCAACAATTGGATACAGCTTGAAGGAGAAGCTGCTTTGGAAAAAGCAAAGGAACGAGGTGAGGTAATTGCTTTCGATACACAAGAAGAAGCTGATGAGTTTGCTAAAGGTTCATGGAAGGGAGTAACAACAATAGATGCAGAAGCTCAAAAGTTTTATGCTGAAAGAGGATTAGATTATTTACCTTTAAAAGAATCTTATAACAATTATCAGAGCATAAGAGATGAAATAGATTTTATAGAAGATGTAGACCCGTCAACATCCTTTAAAGATTTAGACCCTAGATTTCAACTTAAATATAAAGACTTATATGTAAACGATAAATTGCGTCCTGACATAGATGAGTATTTAGAAGGATTAAAAAGCAAAGAAGATGTTCTGTTTGATTTAGCAACAAATAATGATGTTAAAAAAGCAAGAGAAGATTTTGATGTTTATTTAAGAAAAAAAGAAGATGCTCTTGTTAATGAAGCTATTGAGATTAATAAAGTTGTAAAGCCTGAAATAGATAAGTTACAAGAATATTCATTAGTTAGATTTGGCTACGCTCCTATGGAGCTTTACAAAGCTGTTAATGAAAAGACTACACCACAAGAAATTAGAGAGATGACTGCTTTAATGGAACAACAATATAGTTTAGATTTTGAAAGACAGAATGCTGCATATGTTTATGAAAACAGTACTCTGTATTTAAGTAGAATGGAAAATAAAACTATTCAAGGTGAGTTCCGAGATAATTTAAGCGGCTTTACTAATGAGTTTTCTAATGGTCTTAAACAAGGTCATGCATCAAACGCTATATTACAATATACTATGGGAATAGATATGATAGGAGGGGGTGACCCTGACGATATATATTCTATTGCTAATGCTATAGTTTCAGCAATGTCATCAAAAAATCCTCAACAAAGTAGAACGATGGCGGCATGGACTCAATCAAAAGGTTTTAAAGAAGCTTGGGATGTAATAGCATCTGACCCAATTGAATGGACAACACAATTAGCATCTAAAAGTATTGGTATGATGATGCCTTATGGTGCTCAAATAATACCAATAGCAGGTGGTAAAGGAACAGCAATAGGAGCAGGATATGGTGCGTATGGAGGTAACCCTGTAACTGTAGGAGCAGGAGCTCTTTCAGGTTTAGGTTATGGATTGCGAACAGGTTTTGCAGCCACTACTTATGCAATGGAATATACAAACTCTATAATAGAAGTTATTTCCGAAGAAGGCTATGATGTTTATGACCCTGATTCTGTAGTTGCAGCTTTACAAGACAATAATGTATGGGAAAAGGGAGGAGCAAGAGGTCATGCAAGAGGTATACCTATTGCAATTATAGATTATTTAACCATGAGCTTGGCAGGTAGAATATTTCAACCTGCTAATTATGTTATTACAAAAACAGGAGCTTTAAAAGCAGGTGGATTGTTAGTTGCTGAAAGAGCTGTTCTTGACCCTACAGGAGAAGCGATTGGCGAAACCTTTGCTCAAGTTAATGAAATAGCTTTTGGAACAGGAAGAACTGAATTAGATTATAAAGAAATTACTGCAGAAGCAGGTGGAGCATTTGGTAATCAAGGTTCGGCTGCGGCAATAAATATAGCTTTACTAACAAGCAACAAAAGAAGAAATCAATTAATAGAAGATTTTACAGACCCTGATTTTTTAGCTACATACAACGAAGCATCAGATACTCAGATTATGAATTTTATTAATAAGATGCAAAAGCTAGGTAAGATTGATGAGTCTAGAGCTAAGTCAGTTAGTGATGTTTTGTCTGCAAAAAGAGATGCTCAAGAAACTTTAGGTGACAATGTAGATGCTGATGTTATGGCTAGAATGATGAGACTAAAAGAAGCTAAATCAAATTTAACTTCAAGTCTAAACAGAAGAGAAGTTTTTGGTGATTTAATAAAAGCAATAAGCAAAGAGATGTCTGAGCTTGCTTTAACTAGAAAGCTTTCAGAAAATCCTGTTGAATCGATTGACCCTTTACAAGAAAGTAAATTTGATGGTTCTCAATTTAATAGATTTAAAATAGGAACTAGCACATACGAAACTCCTGAGCAATTTAAAAAAGCAATTGATGCGTTAAAGATTGATACTGAAAAAGGATATAACGCTTTAATGAAAAATGGATTTTCTATAGATGCAAATATGGAACTCATTAATGAACTTAATGATTATATAGCAGCAAAAAAACTAGGAATAGAATTAAACATAAAACCACAAGAGGATGCCAATACAAAGCAAGAGACAGGCGAGGTGGCTAGCAGCCAACAGGAAGGACCTGTTCAACAAATGGAAGAACAAGTACCCGGTCAAAATCAAGAATCTACCGGAGAAAGTCAAGTCGAAGAAAAAGTAGAAGAAGTTAGTCCTGAAAACAGAGAAATTTTTGACCAACAAGTAGATGAATTAGAACAAGAGATAGATTCTAAAGTAGATTTTAGATTGAAGGATGATAACGTTGTAGAACCAAACAGGGATGAAGTTGAATCTATTACTGAAAAAATTAATGAGCTTGAAAGCGACAATGTAAGTGTTGAGATTGAAACTCAAGACTCTGATGTTAGTGTTGATGTTAATGAACTTAACAGTAGAACAGATACAGATTTAAATGAAACATCATTAGAGGTAGTGGACGGAGTGCCAACTATGTTTACTATTTCTGACCAACTTACAACAGGTAATGTTGTTAATCCTAATACAGGAAACACAGTAGATAATTTAAAAGGGTCTGTAGGTTTTAATGGAACAACAGGAAATGAAACATTTGCATGGGCGGGAACTACTGAAAAGAAGGCTAATGAAATGATTAATAAAGCCAATAGTATTTATGAAGCTAACAAACCAACCTTTGAAGAGTTTTGGTCTAAGAATCCTGAATACAATGGTTTAGTACCCGTAAATGTAGTAAAGATGTCGCAAGACGGAATTATTTCTAACGAAGCTATGTTTAGAGTGTTAGCTGATAATCTTACTAAGTTGCCTGAAGAAAATAGAGTAAAAGCATTAGAAGCTTTAAAGAAAGAAATTAAAAGCAGAAGAGATACAGCAGCTAAAAAGAAACCTTTTAATGATATAATAAAATTGTTAGAAGCTGATAACATTCAATCTATTGATAATGTAGTTGCTCCTGAATTTATAAATAAACTTTCGTTAGGTGCTAGAGTAAATTTAATGAATATAATAGGTTATGGAACGGTTAATAAGCCGGGTCAAACTAAAAAGGCAGGAACTGTTGATGCTCGTTCTACAGTAACTACTGCACTATTAGAAAATCAAGATGATAGTAAAAGAGATTTAGTAAGCATTTCAAGTATTGCAGAAATTATTACAGACCCACAAATGAAGAACGTACCTGAAGGTAGTGTTGTGGCTTTAGTGGGTGTTGATGTATTAAATCCTGAAGTGCTAGAAACAAATCATCCAAACTATAAATATGGTGCTAAGGGAAAATCGATGGGTATTCTTAATAATCCGGTTTCTATGGAAAAAGCATATCCTGTAGCATACAAAAAAGCTATGGGAAGTTTGATTGAAAAAGAATCACAAGGTAAAAAAGTAACAGGTAAACAATTAAGAACTAATCAAACGGGTATAGGTATTGGCATACCATCTAAAGATTATATTGGTGCATATGCAGACACACAAAGTAATATAAATAAATTAAATAATTTTTTAAATTTAGCATTTCCGGGTACTACAATTTTTGCAGATACAGAAACCTTTAATACTGTTATGAGCTCTGAGGGTGTAATGAAATACTCAAGAGGTAAACAAACAGTATATGGTGTTACAGTTGATGGAGATATTTATATTAATCCTGATGTTCATAATAGTGAAAGCGAACTATTTAATACAGCTATTCATGAGATGGGTCATGTTTGGACAGATTATATTCAGACTACTGAGCAAGGAAGAAAAATATATAAACGAGGAGCTGCATTAGTTAAAAAAACAGAAGAGTATAAGCGTCAATTAAAAAAGTTTGATGGCAATGAAAAGAGAGCTGTTGATGAAACTATGGCTATTCTTATTGGTAATAAAGGTGAGACCATTGCAAACGCAACTTTAAAATCTAAATTTAAAGAATGGTTACTTGGTATGTGGAAGTATATCCAAAACCAATTTAAAATGTCTAAAGATTTATCTGAAAACGAAATCCAAGACATGACTTTAAATACATTTATTGGAACAGCTTTAGCTGATATCTTTAGTGGTAAAGAAATAGAATTGACTGATGTTCAACAAAAACAATTAAAAAATCCTGAAGCAGCATTTAAACAAGGTATATCACCTGAACAGGTAGTTATTAGAGGAAGAGAGATGGGAATGCCTGATAACGTTATTGCAGAGGTGTTAAAAAGAAGAAACAAACTAACAGTTGAGCAGTCTAATGAATTACTAGCAACATCTATTCCTACTGCGTTTGCTAATGCAAAAGGTGGTATAAATGTAGGAGAGCAAATATTTAAACAGGTTGAGGTTGTAAGAAAAGACAGAGAAAAAACTTCTATTGGTAAGTTTAATAAAAAGGAACAAAGAGCTGCTAGAAAAAAAGATTTGCAAGACAACGAGTTATTTAGAAAACAACCTATAGAAAATCAAAAAGCCATGTTTGTGGCTTATGATGCGTTAGCAGGTACTAAAGCTAATAAAGAAATACAAACAGAAATAGATACAATATTAGCTGAAGCTAAAGCAATAAAGAAAAACGAAAAAGTATCTAAACAACTAAGGAATAGATTCAAAAATTATATTAGAAGATTAATTCCTTCAGTAGATAGTTTAGGTAAGAAAGACTTAAACAATATATTAAAATCGTTAGCTGAAGTAGATACGGTAAACTTTGTTGCTGAGATAGGTAGAGTGCAAGAAATAGCTAGAGGGATACAAGAAAAACAAAGTAAATCTATAATACAAGACATAAAAAAATACGTTAAGAAAAAAACTAAAACACCTCGTAGTAATAAAAAACCTAAAGCAGGTTCTGTAGAGTATCGTGGTGTAGAATATTTTAAGGTATTAGATAAAATGTTAAACATGTCTCCTGAAGAATTAGCTGCAAAAAGACAAGAGCTAATCTCTAAAGAAATAGAAATAGAAAAAGCGTTAGAAAGAGAAGCTAATTTAAAAGAGAATCAAGACTTAACTAAAGCTGATGCTGTATTGTTAGCTGAAGCTGAAGTGTTTGAAAGATATTCTAATTTAGAGGGTAAAAGTCCTACAGAATTAGCTGACATTTTTAATAGCATAAAAGATGAAGCCAAACAATCTAGACAAAAATTATTAGAACGAAGAGCAAAAAGAGCTGAGCAATTTAAAAAAGTGAAAGAGGAAGCTGATTCTAGTATTAAGTCTAACTTTCCTATTCTTTTTAATGATGATGGTTCAACTAGAACTAGAAAAGAACTAGAAGATAAAAGAGCTGATTGGCGTAAAAGCTTAAAAGAAATGGGATTCATGAAAGGTGTAATGAAAGTTGTTGAAGATGTTCTTTTAAGTCCACTATCTAAAAACTTTAGAGGAGGAACAAACATTACATCATGGATTAGACAATATAGTGACTCAATGATAAAACATTCTGCTAATTTATTTAACACACTTGATGGTAAGCGTGGCAAATTTTTTACTAAATATTTTCAGAGACCTTTGGCTGCTGCTAATTTCCGTAGAGAAAACGGTGTTAGGAGTACTAACAAAATAATAGACGATTTAGCAAAAGATACAGGATTTAAAAACTATAGACAAGTATTAATTGAACTTTTAAAACTAGACAACATAGAGTTAAAAGGGAAAAGAGGGAAGTTTAACAATGACCAATTAATGTACATATATACTATAAGTCAAAATTCAGATGTAAGAAAAAGACTCATAGAGCAAGGTTATTCAGAAGAAGTTCTGCAACAAATAGAAGACCACTTAGGTCCTAAAATTACTGACTTTGCTAAAAAAGTAGTTAATTATATGAGTGAAGATAGTTATAACTCTGTTAACGAAATATATTTAAGAAACAATGATGTTAACCTTGATAAAATAGAAAATTATTTTCCATTAGCCACAGAAGGTCTAGAAACTAAAAAAGACAGTATAGAACAAGAAGGTAATTTAACTGAAAGGTTTGCAGCTCAATCTCCTAGTTCTTTAAAAAGAAGAGGTTTAGATAGTAAAATAGATGAAAGTGCTAGATTTAGTACAGTTTTAGAAGACCATATAGATGATACAGAACGCTATAAAGCTTATGCAGATATAGTACCTACATTTAATAGGTTGTTAAATTTAGATTCAGTAAAAATATTACTAGACCAAACCGGAACAACTAAACTTACAAATGATATATTAAATGAATCTGTTAATGGACCTCCTAAAAGAGGTGGTTCAAGTAGACTAACAAATACTTTAGTAAGTGGATTTACAAGATATATTTTAGGATTAAAACTATGGCAAATTCCTAAACAAATGATATCGTTTATAGAAGCATTTAAAAATTTTAGATATAAGCCTAAAAATAAAGTTATAAAAGCTATTGATTCTGTTCCTGTACTTGGACAATTAACTGTTGAAGCAATTGACGCATTAACTTTTGTTGCACGATATGTTGAAGCAGTAGGGTTGACTATGCTAAGTAAAGAAGGCGGGGTAAAAACTGCAAGAAGAATTGCTGCAGGATTTGAAAATAGATTGAAAGAAGGAATTACAGGGAAAAATTTAGTAGAGTTATATTCAGGAATAAAAGAAGGACAAACAATTTCACTATTTGGAGGTGTTTATAAAGCGGTAGCAGGAAAAGATTTTAAATCAACTGTATTTACACTACCCGGAGGTAGAGAGGTTACAGGTGCTGAAATACAAAACAGCATAAATGGTGTCGTTGGTGCGGGTACTTCTATTGGAGATATACTTGGTGTTATGGGATACATGGCTGTATACAATCAAGATATAGCAAATGGTATGAGTGAAGAACAAGCGACTATGAGATTTGTAGAATACAATTTAACACAACAGTCTCGAAGAGATATGGATAGAGCGGGTATTCAGCGAGCAGTTTCTAAAAATGAAGGAGCTATTGGAGACTTAATTAAAACTATAACTATGTTTGGAAGCACAATGTATTTACAGTTAAATAACGTAGAAATACATTCAAAAAATATTATTAAAGGAATGTTAGTAAAAGGTGAGAATGTGGAAAGAAGAGATGTAAGGGGTCTTTATTTAGCTTTTGGAGTAGCAAATGCTGCGTTTGCTGCAATGGCAAATATATTACTGTTAACAAAAGGAGATGAAGAAGATAAACTGCAGGCTGTTGAAGATGTTAAAAAAGCTGCATTGGGTCTTACTATTTTATATAGGCTTCCACTTTTCGGAGAAGCTATTGAACAAATAGCATATGCATGGGGATTGGATGAAAAAAAATATGGTCGTTCACAAACAGGTCCTGTTCAGCCTTTAAAAAGATTATTTTCTGAAGTTAATAACGGTCTTAATGATGAGGACTATTTAAATGCAATGAAACCTATAGCTGAATTTTATGCAGGATTTCAGTTTGAACCAATTGAGGGTGTTGTTGATATGATAAGCGGTGAGAGTGATGCTGAGACTATAGCAGCAGATATCTTAAATGTTCCTAAAAGTCAAAGACCGGGATATGCTAAGAAAAGAGGAGCAGGAGGAAGTAAAACACCGCCAATGTGGATGATTGAAGCTACAGGAGATAAACAGCTTATTAAAGAAATGAAAGAGCTAAACAAACAAAAAAGAGAAGCTAAGAAAGAATTTAATGATTTAAAGAAAGCTCTTAGAAATCAATAATTTTAAAAGGTGAATCTTTTTTATTGAAGTAAACCATTAACTCTTGGTCGTTGTATGAATGTGTTCTTGGTTTTCTACCACCCCATGTAACTAATCCTCTCATGTGTTTTACTTGACAATACACAATCCCATCAAAACAACTCCATATCATAACAGGGTTTAATCTTTTATCAGCAAGTTTTACAAGTTTTCTAGCGGCTACAGGCAAAGGAAAAGCATCTTTAACACTAGCTAGTCTACCTTTTACTTCAGCATAAGCTATGTGATTACCTTTGTTGTCAAAGATTTTAAAATCTATATCGTTGCGGTCAAGTTTTTTAAAGCTACCATTAAATTTTTTTACAAATGTCTTGATAGCTTTCCTCTCTCTTTCTAAATCTTTTTCATTTTCAAACCTCATCTATATCTGATTTAGTGTATATGTATACACTATCTACATCACATTCTTCATTTGTACAGTTATAGTTACCTACCATACCACCTGCATCATCATCATAGTGAGAGTCGTGTTCACCACACCACAGTAGTTTTTCTTTACATTTAGGACATATCATAATCTCATCATTTTATTTATAGCAGTATGACCACCAAGAACAACACCGCAAGATATAGCTTGTTTTTTAAAGTTCTTAGCATAGGCAGCTGCGTAACTTTTAGCATCTACCCCACATCCCGTTTGCATTCCAAAGACTCTAAATTTCTTGCCGACAAACCATTGAACATACGCAGAGGTGTGGGTGTGACCGCAAACGCTTGACATCATATTATTTTGTGCTTTTCTTGCCGCTTGACCTCCTTCTCCATGTTCGTACAAAACATTATCATAAGCTATAGATTCTACCCAATTCCAATTTGGTGTGCCTAAGACTTCGTTATATGATTTTATCCATGCTGAAGGTATCCCCCCTGTCATTGCCTTCCTTGCAGCCATTCTATCATGATTTCCGATGCAAACATCTGCTATCGGGAATGCATCATACCATTCTTGAACCATTCTTATTGCATGCTTTAATTCTACACCCGGTGAATAACCATCCGGGTCAGGCTCATGATATGAAAAAGCGTGGTTGTCCAAAATATCTCCTATGTAAATTACTTGATTACAGTTGTAAGTAGCATAAACTTCTTTACAAAACTCTAAGTAACCATCTAAAACAAACGGAGCGTGTAAGTCTCCAATGACAAGTATTCTTCTTTCTTTTCTATTTAGGTTTTCAAATGCAAGTCTTTTGTTACCACTTAAGCGAGGTCTGATTTCATCTATATTATTTTTATCTCCTGTAAGTTCGTTAAATTTCATCTTCCATATTTTCTAATATAGAACGTAGCATTCTAATGTTATTCAAAACTTCTACTCTTAATTCAGGATATTGTTGTTCTACAAGGAGTTCGTAAATTTCATTGTTAGAGTCATGTATCTCGTTCATCACAAAATTGATGTGTTTTAAACGTTCATACTCTACTCCTTTCTCGGGCATAATTTAATCCATGTTTCTAATCATATATCCCATTGAATATAGTGTTTAACTTTTTTTCTATCACCGTTTCCGTATCAGGTCTTGTTCGATTTCTAATCATGTCAAATATAGTTTTAAACCTTTTGTCTTGATTATTATTCTCTTGAAGTTGTCTTTTAAGACCCTCTATTTCCAAAGATAATAATTTATTTCTATCTTCCAAACACAATACTCTGTTCTTTAGTTCATCTCGTCTTAAAATATCTATAGATGGGTCAGTAATTTTATACATTCTAACACACATTTCGTATTTAGCAATTAAGTCTCTGTCGTATGTTAATAAGAATTTTATTTGTTTGAGATAGTGCATGATTGTTGCATGACTTTCTAGGTTTAAATGAAAGGCTATAGCTTGATAAGTAACACCATCCTTTCTCATTAGCTGAGTAAAAACCATTCTTGCATTTACTAAATTTCTTTTCCTTCCTTTAGCTCCAATATCTGTGTTAAAAACTTGGTTAATAACTTTTTTATATATACTAGCTTTTGTAGATTCTTTGTAGTATTGATTCATTTGGTTTTAAGATTTGATTTGAATTGATGTAATCTAAATATTTGTCAACATTTATAGAGTTTATGTCTATAAATATAGGAAATTCATTTGGTTGATTTACATATTCTATTTCAAAAAAGAATGGAACTTTATATTTTAATACTCCTGCTACCTTTTGTGTATACCCTTCAACTTTCGGCAGAAGGTGTATATTGCACTCTAGCAAAACTATTATCGGAATGCTGTAATCTTCAGGCATATCTCTTAATGCTTCAGCTACATCATCTTCATATTCATAATGACTTACATCATCTTGAATCAAAAACTCAATCTCCTCTAAAAATTTCTGTGATGCATCCATGTTCTTCTAATTCTTTTAATCTATATTTTTGTAATGTTGACAGCCTTCCTTTAGCTGTCTTTACCTCACTAAACAAAACTTGGGAGTTAGGAGGTATTGCCACTAAATCCGGTATTCCGTTTTTATTAGTCTTAACTAATTTTAAAACGTAATATCCTTTTGCTTCTAATTCTTTAATTCTTTTGCTTTGTATCTGTTGTTCAGTCATCCGTTTTTTCTATAATCCTCTAAAAATCCAATAAACACTATTAGATTCATACTAAGCGATGACATAATCTCAATTACATCATGGTAATTATGAATGGATAGGTGTATGTGTCCTACCACCCAAAAGGGTATTGCTAGGTTTTCGCTTATCCATATAATTAAAAACCTAACGAACCTCATATTACAAATTTAAGAAATCTCTTTTGAAATGTTTTAAAGTGTAGTCCTTCTTACGGGTAACTGCTTTATATATTTTATTTTCTATTCCTTTGTCAGAAAATATCCAATACACATTATTTTTCAATCTATTTTTTGTAGTCATTCTATCTCTCGATTGCCAATAGGAGGTAGCAGAAAAATCAATGTTATAGTAAACTAATGCATCGGCTTCCTTAAGACTAATACCTTCCCTCCCACTAACAATCTGAAGAGCTATATTTTTATCAGTCTCTTTGAAGACGCTTAATTCCGTTGAAATGGTCTCCCCATAAACTTCCTTAATAGCATTTAGTTCTTCCTTAAACTTATAAAAGATAGCAATCTTTTTATTTGCAAATTTATTTTTAATAAACTTTGCTTTAGATAAGTCTAGAACCATTGAGTTACCACTTTCAAATTTAACTGTTCCTGAATAAATCTGATGAAGTTTAGACATAAGTTTAACAGGTGTGTCACCCATCAATACTTCTGTGTTACCTTCTACTACTAAATGTTTTTTTAATTTGTTTGCTAACTCGTAAGTTGATTCTTGTAAGCTAACATACAAAATTTCTTCGATTGTTTCTACCTTAAACCCTGCATTTTTTTGAGAAAAATTTATTGTGTAAGGTTGCATTTTATTAATAATATTTTCATGACCTTTTGAATAGTCTCTTATTTGCAAACCGCCTATTGGTTTTACTACCACCCTAACATAGTCATCAGAAAATCTATAAAAGTTTTTATATTTGGAGAATGGATTGTTTGGTATCCCATAGACTTGATGATACATCTGACTAAATGATTCAGGCGTAGGTGTTCCCGATAATAGAACAACGTAAGGATTACATCCTTGAATTAATAGCTTAACTTGTTTAGCTCTCTTGCTTGGTTTAGGAAAAGCTCCCATTGAATGAGCTTCATCACATATGATGACATCCCATTGAGTGTTAGGTATCTTGTGAATACTTTCGTAATTAATTGTAGTTAAATTAAAGGAAGGATTGAGTAGTTGATAGTCATCTTCTATACTTGATATGGCTTTTTTTTTAGTAACAAATAACACATTTTTAGGATTAACTTCACTAGCAATACCTAAACTTGTAAGAGTTTTACCTGTCCTTACCTCCATAGCAAGGTAAACAAAACCCCTCGTTAGAAGGGTTTGCTTACCAAGTTCTATGATGGTTTTTTGATATGGTCTAAGCTTCAACATGTGTAGTAGCTGTTTGCTCTGTACAATCCACAATTCCAAGAATCTTTATGAATGCCTTTAACAATGGCAGTCAAATGTGTTCTTGTGTGAATGATGTAACTTCGCTTCTTGTCTGCAGGAAACTTTCTTACCTCTATGGTTCTGTTCTTGCTGCATCGCTTAGGACTCTTTTTGTACCATCCTTTAGAATTTAGATACACACCATAAGTCTCTTCTGAGTTTGGTAAGTTTAAAGTTTTCTTAGAGAGTTCAAGAAGGTCGTTCCACACTTGTTTGTAAGGAATCCCTGTAGCATGTGCAATTGCTCTAAATACGCAATCACCCACCTGAGCTGATTTCTTAGTTTTCATAGGAACGAGTTTTTCTCTACCCCCGTAACTTTTTTCAAATTTGTTCATAATGTTATTTGTTTGAATTGTTTAACTAATATTAGTTGACTACAAATATACGAAATTTAAACGACAATTCCAAATCCATTCGTATAATTAAATTTTTCTATATTTATTTTTTGTCCAATTGTCTAACATATTTTTTATGTCCTGACATTTTTCGTAATCTTCTATATCCATAAAATATTGTAACATATTTTCTAGTACCTCTCTTTTTAAAGGATTGTTGATGTCGTGTGCAAACCATCCATCTTCTAGAATATTTTTTACATCTATATAAATGTCTTTTATAATTAAGTTATAAGAATTTATCATGGCTTTATATACCATTTCTTCATCATCCATTATAAATCCATTTTTGTATTATATTCTAATTCATGTTTGCTTCTGAATCTAATCCATTTACCTGCTGCATCTCTTCCCTCTTCAGGAGGTACGCCTTGTTTGAATATTCCATAAGCTGTTAACCATTTATAAAATCTTGTTCTTGAAATTGTCATTTTAGCCTTCGGTCCATAATCAGGATTTTCTTCTATAAAGTTAAAATACAAATCTTGTTTGCGAATTGATACCTGTGTTCTCAGTAGTTCGTTAGGTTCATGACCGGTAATTAATCCACACCATTCAATAAAGTCATGAGAGGTTTCAGCAGACAGCTGTCTTACTTTTAGATTTACAAATACAGATTGCATTAATCCGTTTTCTAAATAAAGCTGTAAACATTTAATCATATAGTTGTCAAACTCACACCACATATCCTCATCCCAATCTCCAAACATTAATTTTCCAAATTCATCGAGAGGTGTAAAAGCTTTGTTATAATACTGATGTAGTTCTAGTTCCCACTTTCTTCTTGCAAAAGAATTACCTGCACCTTTTATTGCATAGTTTGTAGTGATAGCAATTTTAGGAGATTTACTAAATGGTATTTTGATTGCATCTTTGTTCTTTTTTTCAAGCGTCAAACCTTCTGTAATTAAACTAAATAATCTCTCAAAATCAAAGTATTTTTTAACATCATCAAAACATAATATTTGTGTATCTGCTGAAACTAGCTGATATGCGAAGGAACGTTCAAATGTAAAACTCTTTCCATCTATAGTTACTAATTTTTTCATATGTGATAATGCATTCATAAATAATCCCTTGCCTGTTCCACCTTCAGGATTGTCACTAATTACCTCATCATTCAAAATTACAGCAGGACAAAATGATAGATTTTTGTATCCATGCATTAGAAATCCAATTGTAGATTCCATAGATTTTATTCTGCTTTCATTTTTAGCACAGATGTTTTCTATAAATTTTTTATAATCACAATTGTCAATTTTACATTCATTAAAGTCTCTGTCAATAACATGGTCTTTCCAAACAAAACCTCCTAAATCAATGTAGTCTATCATTGTTAAAGAACCTTTAGTTATTTTTACAGCACAATTTTTGTAATACAAATAGGATGTATCTTTACTATCAGCTATAAAGTATATGTTTACAGATGATAACAATGTTAAAAATTCATCTTTAAAAAATCTAGTTTGGTCTGCAAAGTAATTATAGATAGACAAATCATCTAGCTCAATTAATCCGCTCAATATAAAATCTTTAATTTCTTTTTCAGTAGTATGGTCTATAAGATTATTCTGTACTCTAACAAATACATAATTTTTACTACCTTCAGGACAAAATTTATAGAATCCATTATCTTCTAAGTATTCTTTAAATAAAACATGTACTATTTTAATAGTTCCCTTATCGTTTTTTACCCAAAAAGTTTGATTATTATTAGACTCTTCAGCCTTGTTTAAGACTGAATCTATAATTTTAGAATCTAAGTTTGATTCTTCTAATTGAGTTCTTATTTCTTTTTTTGAAACACCTCTTCTTAATTTAGCTTTTACAGAATTTACCCTGTCTTCATCCATATAAAATTTAGTTCCAAAATTTGCTGTATTAGAATAAGCAGAATCAATAGTTCTTTCTATCTCCCTAGTTGGAAAATCTTTTGTACTAAATTGCCCAAGAACATAAGATGCTAAACTTTTATTAATACCAAAATCATTAAGAGCTGAAGCTAACACAAAAGTATTTTGATTTCTTTGTCCTGAAGACATTGGATATTTTTTTGTCCACCATTTTAATAATATATCTACTATTTTATTTTCATCTGTAATAGGAATTGTTAAAGGGTCTACGTTTACATTTACTTCTACATATTCTTCTTCTTCAATTTTATCCCAAAGTTTAGAATTTTTATTGATGAAAATAATTGGGTCATATGATTCATAACAAACCCTTGATATATTTTTACAAGTCTTGTCAAAGTATTCAGAGTTAAAATACTTCTCTAATGAATTAAAGTATTTAGTGTGATTCTCTGCATCAGCAGGTATTTTAATTAAAACCTTTAATCCATTTCCTGATGGAGATATAAATACAGCGTACACAAATTTGTTGTTGGATAAACTTTCTTTGTCTTGCATTAAGGTTTTAAAGTTGGGGTAACCATCAAAATCCAAACAAATAAATCCACTATGTTGAACGATGGATGTATCGGTTCTTTTGTTGAATATACCTGAAAAACATATAGCAGGTAATTTCTTTTTTATTTCGTTTCTTTCTGCTTTTTTCTTAAGTTTTCTAATTTGTTGCACAAGTGCCTTAGAATCAGAACCATCCTTTATTCTGTTTAGTATAACATCTATGTCTACATGGTAAGGAGCGATGGTTTCTTTAATATTTTTGAAGATTGTTACTTTCTGTGTCATTTTAATGTTGATTTTATGTTGATTAAATTCTTATAAGTCGTTGATTATCAGTATAAGTGTTGAAAATGTAGTATATAATAGTTTTTAAGAGTCAGAAAAAATAAATATAATTATAAAAAATCTTAATAGCTCTATAGAGAATGATAAAACTGACATTTCAACACAAAAAAAAGCTGAAAAAAGGAGGATTTCTCCTCCCTAATTCAACAAACAAAAACAAACTTAAAAAGGTAAATCTGCATCTACCTTCGATGTTTCTTCTTTAGTTAGTTTTGGTAATTCTCCATCATCCTTTACATATGGAGGAGACATTTTAATACTTACATATTTTTCTCCTGCTTGTGTGGTTGATGTCCATCCTGCTAACTCCACAACATTACCTTCTAATGTTGTCGCAGAACCTACCATATCAGGTTTTGCATCAGAATCTTTGTATTGATTCTTAAACAAACTCCCTGACCCTGCTTTGTGTACATACTTTTCTTTGCTCATTTTTTTTAATTTTTATTGTTCGTTCCAAATGATTGATTGTTTCGATAATAAAATCAGTTTTATCATCTATACTATTAAAGGACATTGGAACTTCTATCCACATTATAGTACCTTTTGGAGTCTTTTTAGGAATGTATCTAGATACAATCTTCCACAAAGAACTCATTAATTTTTTCAGTTGCGTCATCAGAATAATATTTGTTATAAATTTCAGTTGCTTTTTTTACTTTTTCTTCTCCGTTTGATAATGCTTCAGGACTGACATCCCACCAAGATAATACTTTATGGTTCTTGTCAATCACTAAAAACTTTACAGGTTTACCAAACAGCTGTTGATATATATATGCTTGGCTATCATAATTATAATAAAAGCTATTGCGTTTAAATTTAAAACTATCGCTTGATGTCTTTAAATCTATGACATAGTCTTTAGTAATTATATCAGCTTTGCCTTTCCAAAGATTTCCATGTAGCTCTGCAACAGCAGGAATCTCATACCTATTTGCAGGGTCATATATTAAAGATGCAAAGTGTTTGTTTGAATCAATAGTGTTAACCCACGATTTTATCTCTTTAGCTTCTTTCTCTAACAATAACATACTACCATCAGCACTTGCTTCTTTATATGCTTTAGTTGTTCTTGATGATACATCAATGATTGGAAAGTCTTTAGCTTTTTCAGGCTCTAGTATAAGCTGATGGAAATATCTACCTGCTAAAAAATTTTTATTATCCCCTTCATTTTTTTGAAATAAAGCAGGATGTTTTAACAGCTGACCAATATTTGAATTAGATAAATACTTCTTACCTACACCATTGTAGTATTCATGGTCATCTTTAAGTTGTTCTAGTATATCCATGTTTATTTTATTAAAGACCTAACTTGTTTCTGTGTGTATGCATAATTATTTTCATCTAAATAATTTATAACAAACGCCATATTTTTATCTTCAGAACTTAATGATGCTATCCACTTTAAAAACATTGGTATATCTATATCTCTTTTTTCTTTAGGTTGAGACACAGGATATAAAGAAGGAGCAGTTTGTAATTCTTTCTGTTGGTCTTTTGCATTTTTAACTTCCTGAACAGAAGCTATTCCTGAATCTATTCCGATTCCAAAGTTAGCCAAAGCTCTACCCCATGCAGATGTTTCACAATTTTCAATGTGTGATGTTTTATTAATAAAACCTACACCTTTGATTTCCTCAGCTAAACCTGTTGCTACTATTTTACCTTCTGCATTAGAGATAACACCTTGAAGAAGAATAGAATTTTCAGTTTTCTCAATAACTTCTGTAACTAATGAAAAGTCTTTGTAGTTGTTTCTGAAATACTTTAGTCTTTCATGTACTTCAACATAATCTTTTCCTTGAATTTTAATTGTTTTTAATTTCATAATATTTATTTGATTGAATTAAACTTGTGTGAAACTTTGGAAAAACGATTTAATATTCTTTGTCTGTTTGATTTAAGACTTTGAATGTGTTTTGCGTTCTTACGAGTATTCACTTCCTCTCTTATTTTACGTTCTATTATATCTAATTTTGAACGATAATTAGACAAAGCTAATGAAAAAACTCCATATCTCCATCCTTTTTCTATAAAAATTTTGATTGCATCGTCAGTAGCTAGTGTATAAAAATCTCCACCTTTAGTGGTGTTGTGTATAGAAATCTTTCCTGTCAAATGTATTTTTTCTATCCTAATTCCGTATAAGATTCTAGCTTCAGTACCATCTCCATCTAATGAAGCTGAGTAGTGGTCATCTTTGGCTTGTTTAAATATTTGTTCTAGAGAGTAACACATTCTTCTATTTTATTACACACAGCTATAAAATCTTTATCTTTTAACTTGTTTTGGTCTACTGATTTTAATCCATGTATAATAGATGAATGAGTAATTTGATATCCACTATCTTTCATATATGTTTCTATGTATGCTATACGCATAGGTCTTTGTCTACATAAATAATATAACATATGCCTAGCATCTACAACATGCTTTGATTTATCTTTTGTAAATAATTGTTCTGTGGAAATGTCGTGTGCCTTAGCTACACTTTGAGCGTATTGATTAAATACATTTTTTTTATAATTCATTTTATTTGATTGGATTAAATTAGTGAGGGGTCTAAAACATTTAATATTAAGGATATCTTTATATCCGATTAAGTTAATAATTAGCGACCCCTCTACTAACCAACATTATGAACTGCAAATATAATAATAGTTTATTTCTTGTGCAAATTTTCTCTTGCAATAATTAATAAAATTAAGTAGCCACACAAATCAAATAGGGTATCTTCTGTTGCATCCGATAATCCTCTGTTTTTTATTCTAGATAATTTGTCATCTATTCTAGCTGATAATCCTTCTACTGCATTACCTTTAGCAAATATGTTTACAGGTGTTAAAGCTGAATTACCATACGCACTATTCTTTTCTAGTAGCATATGATATACTTTTGCTGACACTTCTTTTATCTTATCCTCGTTTGGATTTTTTTGTTTAGCCATTTTTAATATTTCTTTTCCGTTGTTTGCAAAATGATTCATATTTATATTTGATTAGTTGGGTCTTTAGCATATGAAAATACAATTAATTCAGATGCAAAATTATATAAGTCTTTTTCAGCTTCATCTTTTGTTTTGTAAGAATTAAAGTTGTTGTAATATCTCATATAATATTGTTTGCCTAATTGTTGAATTACAAAGCCACCTACATATCGGTATACAGCTGTTGCATCTTTTTCTATAACTAATCCCATGTCGGTAATTGATATGTCTGATTCGTAATAGTTTTTATTATATACAGAAGGTTTCATCTTTCTGCCTGTTGCCTTAAATTTAGAAAAGGACATTGGCTTCTTTGCACAATTAAATTGTTGAACTTTCTGTATGTAAGATTTGTTTGGTTTCTTTTGTAGCTTTTCATTAAGCACATCTTGGTTTAATATATTCATAGTTTATTTATTTTAATGCATCTTTGGATTTAACCCACCATTGACCATCTATTAATTTTTTTTCTATCTTGTTCCAATCGTTAAAGATTTTCTTTTTTGATTGTCGGTGTTCGTTTACAAACTTACGCAATCTTTTATTCTCTTTAACTTGGTTCAAGTACATTGTAAATATTTTGTTATCCATAATTTGATATAAAAAAAGAGGAGACATAAGTCTCCTCTAAATTAAAATTCAGTTAATTAAAATGGTAAGTCATCATATGCGTAAACTTCAGGATTGCCTAAAACAGCAGGCTCTTCGTTTACTAATGTAACTTCATGCAAATCAATGTTTGGTGTGTTGTCGTTGTCTTTCTGTAATGCTCTCTCAAAATGTTCTGTTGTTGAGATTTCACAGATGACATGCGTTGCACCTTTCTTTTTGATTGTAATTGAATTGTTTGAATTGAATACGATATCTATTCCACTTGGTGCAAAGATATCAAAATAAGGATTTCTACTCATAATATTTATTTAATTTGATTTATAATTAGTACAAAAATAGTATAAAAAATTTACAATTCCTAATTTTTAGAATAATATTTTTTTAATTTATATTTTTTCATGTCATTTTTTACAGGAATATATTTTTCAAAGACCCTGTGTAATGGTGTAACTTCAATCAGCTTGTTATTCAATTCCTGTTTACCACTATATTTAAAGTAATGGTCGAACTCAATTGTGTTGAGTTTGTGAAGCTGAAGCTCTGTTAATTTTTTCTTTTCAGAATTTATAAGGTAATGTGATAGATTCATAAACAGGATTGTATTATAATAAATATCATAGTCAATACTAATCCTATCATAGACCAAAACATCATCTTATATTTAGATTCCATTTTTCTTTTGTATGATGATTCATTAGATTCAATCATTGATTTATTTCTCTCTGTATCATAGTAATACTTACTCTTTTCTGTACTGCCTATTACTTTATACTTTTTACCTCTAGTCATTCTTTTGGCTGTAGCAATTGCTTCAGCTTGGCTGTTGGCTTCTATCTCTATTGTGTTGACATCATATCCCATGTCATCATCTCCAACAAAGTTTAAGAACCAATATTCTATTTCATATTTATTCATGTTATTTAATTTTATTTATTATTAATTTTAGTTGGTCAATTACTATATCTAATGTCTCACCATCAGAAAGGTAGTGTTCAGATGTATCATCTTCTGAATGTTTTGGGTCTTCTACCATATCTATAAGGTTTTTTAGATGTGTTTGCTTGTTATCAATCTTATCAATGATGTAGTCAAACTTTTCACAGCCACACTTTGAATGTTCTTCCAAACAAGGTGTGTTGTCTCTCAAGTCTCGTAAGTCTTGCATTATATTTTCCATAATATTTAATTTAAACTCTAGCAATATTGCTATTGTGGATAGGGGGGAATCGAACCCCCCTTGCACCATGCTATCCGTTATAAATGTCCGCCTGTCTTTAATTGTGGACAATCATATCTCCATTCAGACTCTGACTCAGGTTCATTAAAAAATGAATTGTTATAAGAATTGGAATCTGAATCTGTACCAAATCCAAACTCATAATTAGCTTTACTAATTGCTTTATCTATTTTCTCATCATAACCTAAATCATTATCTATTAAATAATCAGCAAGACTCTCGGCAGTTACATTGTCAGGAATCTCTATTTCTACCTCAGCAAATTTGTGGTAGACACTTCGTTGTTGTATTTTAACTATCATAGTTTTCGATTTTATCAGCGAATTCACACGCTGTGTTATACAAATTATTATTATCTCCTTGAACATAATCAACAAAGTTTGTGTGCCATGTACAAGTCTTTTTAAGGTCTTCCATAATGCTATAAGTTAGTCGAGTATCATCATCTAACTTTAAGACTTCTTTATGTTGATTCTTATATTTTTTGATATCGTTATAAAGCTCCATAACATTATCCCAAGACTCTTTTGTATCTTCTCTGTTCCAAGATATAGTATCTCGATGATGATTAGCTAACTCATCTAACCACTCAGCTTCTAGCTGTTTAGCTTTAGATTTATGATAGTTAATATTCATTCTAATTTTTAATTCTTTTAATAAGTTTTCCATAGTATTTTATTTTAATAAATTTTTAATTTCTGAAACATTGCATGTTCCCCACTTTTTGTAAACTTGTAGTAGGTATTCATTTGCTTCGTTAAATGATTTTTGGTTTGGTGGATTATTAAATATTCTTATATATTTTGTAATCTCTGTTAGTTCTGTTTCCATAGATTAATTATTTAAGTTTTTAATGTCTTCTTTGTGTCCTAAGATTAAACATCCTATTATTAAATAACTAGACCCTAAAAAGAATGCTAGTGCAATCATCCATGCAAAGAAATCTGTTGCTCCATGAATGTCTGTTTGAAGGATGTGTACTAGCAAGTTTGCTACCATCGTAATAACTCCTAGAGATACTAAGAATGTCAATCCGTTCGTAAAATAAATGTGTGATTTTTTCATAATGTATTAATTAAATTTAAGTTGCTGTTTCATCCTTTTGGAATCATCAGTCGAGACACTCATCTCGATACAGGAGCAGTTTAGTATCTTACTCAGGATATCGCAAATGTACGAAAAATAAACGAAACTACAAAATTACTCTGTAACTTCCTCTTCTTCTTCCTCTTCTGCCTTGTCAAATTTAATTGCAATATCAAACTTTTCATCTTCATCGAATTGACCACATATCTCATCCCAAACATGTTCTTCAATAGCGATTGTTTCTCCACCATAACAGGAGTCTTGAATGTATTCTTTGAAGCTATCAATGAATCCGTATTCATCATAATGAATGTCATCACAGATGCTTGGATTAGAATTATTGTCTGATAGCACATACAAATCATAACCATCTTTTGAAGTCTCTGTCCATGCGTATTTGTCTGCTGAACTGATTTCCCAAATTGAGTAGCCGATTTCTAGCTGAAAATCCATAGCTGTTAAAAATTCTTTAGTGTTCATTTCACTTAATTGTTCTCTTGTGTACATAATGTTATTTATTAATTTAATATTTCTGTTTCGTTCTTTTGAACTCATCAGCACAAGCACTCACTTGTGGACAGGAGCAGTTTGGTATCATGCTCAGGATAGTCTGCTATTTAAGGATTAAATCAACTCCTTTTCTAGCTTTGGTCATTGCTGATATTAACGCTTTCTCATGGCTAGATTTTATGAACTTAATCCATCCGTTGATATACGCTTGACTCTGTCTCTCATGGTCTTTAGGATTTAGGTTGGCTATCGAAGTTAAATACATTGCACCAATCTCAGCTATCAATTCTTCTTTTGAATAAGATACTTTGTCAGCTGTAACACCTACAAGTTTTCTGTCTAATCTAGATGAATGTCCTGTTGAATGAATCATCTCATGAAATAAAACTTTATAGAAATCATCTATCGAGGTACGCTTAACAAACTGCTCTTTAGTCGGCATTGTGATGGTATCTCTTGAAGGTGTATAGTAAGCAGAACCTTGTGGTCTCTCTACAATTTTAGGAGCGTTCTTGTATCCGTTTACAATAGCTTCAGCTGATTCTATTGGTTGAATGTCAAGGTTATCTTCACTCTCTGTTGGTATCTCTCTACATGGTTGTATATTACTACATTGTGCAATATTAAATACTCTGAATTGTTTTAATTTAAATAATTTTTTAGCATCATCTTCCGTATAACCTGCCTTGTTTAGTGCAGTTAGATTAGGAAACCATTTGTCTTCTACTTTGTAAGAAACGTTCCAATGTACTATAATAGTTGACTTTTCTCCCTTCATAACGTTACTGCCTAATTTCTTAGCTTCAGCAAAGCTAACCCACTCGTTAGATGCATAACCTTCTATAGATGCTGTAGCATTTAATATGAAGATGTTTACTCCGTTGTAAGCTCTCTTAGTAAATCTGTTAATAGGGTCTTGAATGTTTCCGTTTGAATCTGTCCATGCCTTGAACCAAGACATCCCTGATTTTTTTATCCCGTCTAAAACCTGTTTGTTGACAGCTTCGAAAACGTTGATTTTTGTGAATTTTTTCATAATGTTTTTTATTTATTTAATTATTAATATAATGCAATACTACAACTATTATTTTAATTCTCGTGCATTTTTTGTATAAATTTTTATTTATTTATTTGTTGACTTTGTAACTCATTGATTGTCAGCACATTATGTCAGTACATTTCACTACGATTTATTTACATGAAATTTAGGTTGAGGTGATGCACTCTTAAATCTCTTAGCTCCTAAGCAGATTATAAGATTTATATATGGATATATTAGAGGGAAGGTAGTGGTATGGGGGTAGGTAGGTGGGGGTATGCGTTACGTTAAACGTACAGCAGTAGGTGGACAGGGGGGTAGGGGTAGAGGGTGTCAGGGGTCAGGCAAATTTGAAAAAAATCCGACTGCGATGGTGGAAAAAATTACCCCCCTAGCTTTTTAATTTTGATTTTCTTTTGGCGGGTTGTTGCGTGTGACGGGGGGGG